GCGGCGCGCGGGCCGCCCCCCCCCGCCCCGCCCCCCCCCGGCCCCCGCGGGGCGGGGGGGGGCGGGGGGCGGGCGGCCGCCCCCCCCCCCGGAAGAAGCGGCAATCCGCTGGCTCAGTCGTTCTAGCCACAGCCCGATCGCGAACACGCCGATGAAGGCGAACAGCCGAGTGATCTCCGGCACGGCGGCGCAGGCTTCGGCCGTCATGACAGCCGGCCTTTCGGCTGCGCCATATCGGCGACTTTGCGCGCGGAGACAGCGCCGCGGTGGACGGCCCGACGCACCTTCATCTCCGAGGTGCCGAACATCATCAGGCAGGTGGTCAGCCACTCGACCGCGTCGAGGTGGATTTCCTCGATCTCGTCCGAGGACATCTCGGGCTTCATGGCATCGCGGGCGACGCGCTTCAGCTCGTTGATGAAGGCGTCGCGGGCGGCCGTGTCGTAGAAATCAGCCATGATCGCCCTCCGTCTTGTCCTGGCCAGCGGCGAGGGCCGCGAGAACGATGTCTCGGCAGCGGCGCAGGTTGGACGCCTCTTCGCTGTCGATGGTCGTCTGGTAGCTACTGTAGCCGCTGTCTGCGCGGGCAGCCTCGGCGGCAGCCTTCAGCGCCTTGTCTCGCGCCTCCACCTCGGCGGAGAGGCGGGCGACATCGGCTTGGGCGGCCTTTGCGTGGTCGCGCCAGTTGTCCACGATACCGGCCAGCTCGGAGGCCCGCAGGGCTCCCTCAGCCTCGCCGCGGGCGCGAGCTTGATTGCCGACCTCGACTACGGCGGCGGCAAGGTCGCCCCGCAGTCGTTCGCATTCCGCCCGCGCCTCATCCCGCTCTGCCACCGCCTGCGCAGCGGTGTCGGCTTGAGTGAGGGTTTCGGCGAGGGGGCCGGCGATCAGGGCGTCGGCACGCCACTGCGCCTGCTCCCGCACGACGTAGTCGCTGTTCTCCATGATGAAGGAGGTCAGCCGCTCCCGCAGCCCCTCGCGATCAGCGGCGGTCGTCATGGGCTTGCCCTCTGCTTGATGTGATACAGTCCCGCCCCTCTTCTCCGCACATTCTTTTAAATGTGGTCGAGTTTAGCTCGGTGGTTGTTCCAACAGCCCACGAAGCGCCAAAGTCTTTTTTCAAATTCTCACATGCGGCTTCACTTGTTGTTATTATGTACTTCTTCGTTGGAGGACCAAAAGACAGAGCCCCGTAGACGGCAAGCACACAGATCGTAACCATACCCTCAGCCCTCCTGCTTTGAGGCGCCCGCGTCGGCGGAGGTGGGCTTCGGAGGGGCGGAGTGAAGTTCGGCCCGGATGGACAGCTTCATCAGCAGCGCTTTTTTCAGCCGGCTGATTCCGGCGTTGAAATCGCGCGCCTCCATGAGGCGTTCGCCTGCGGCGTCATGGGAGGGGCAGTAGACCTCGTCTGCGACTTGGCAGATGTCTTTCTCCGACAGCCCGTCCCCGCCCGCGGTCTCTGCCCCTGTCGGGGCGGAGAGGATGGATCGGGCTTCGTCCAGATCGCCAACCGTGATGCCGACCGTGCGATAGCGCCAGCCCGTGCCCTGGCCCTCGTTCTTCACGGCGACATAGAGATCGCCCTTCACGAGCCCGTCAGGGGGAAACTCGGCAAGCGAGCGCGAGGCGGCGGCCATCCTCTGAAGGATCTCCCGACCCCCGCCCGCCGCGGGCTCGGGTGCGGCGGGAGCGGCGGAGACCTTCGACAGCAGCAGTTCGCCAAACTCCGACAGAAGTTCTTCGATCTCGGGCCTGTGGTAGCCGTTCCTGCGCTGGAACTCCGCAAGCGCCTCCTCCACCGCCCCGCCGCTGACCAGAGGGGTGTCTGCCCGGCCGGAGGGGGTGGAGGTGATAGCGCTGAGCACAAGCGTGACGGCGTGCCCAGCGCTCGCCGGCTGCTCTGCCTCCGGGATCAGCGAAGTCAGATAGGTTAGGTTGTGGGCGAGGGCCGTCCAGTCGTCGGGGTCGATGGTCTGTAGCGGCGTACCGCCATCGGCCGTGTTGTCGGTCAGCGTCCATGCCGCGCGCACGACCTCGCGCGTGGCTTCGCAAAGCCGCCGCACGCTCTCCGGCACGACAACCGAGGGCACGGCCGGTGCTGCAAGGGCGGCGAGGATTTCGGTCTCGTGCTCGGCGACGAGGAAACCGAGAGCGGCCGCGCTGTCAAAATCCGAGCCGCGACGGGCGCGCATCGCGTCGAGCGCTTCGCGGATGGCGTCGGCGGTTGCGGTTCGCACGCTCTCCGGCACTCCGACCGGGGCGAGGGCGGCATGCTTTAGAGCCGCGGACGCTACTGACTGAATGTGATCCAGAGCATCGTTACGCACGAGCGCCTTCGAGGCAGCGAAGTCTCGGATGAGCGTCAGCGTCGCCACAACGTCCCGGAAAGGAGGCTGTCCCGGCGTCGTCGCCGCATCGGATGCGGAGGCCGGAGACCGCGTGGGGGTGGGGGCGGTCATCGGGCGGCCTCCCCGGTCTGGACGGCCCGACTGTGCTCTTCGTGGGCAGCCCGCTTGGCCATCTCCAGCGCTAGGCCCGCCTCGTGCCGCTCGGGTGACCACGGCCATCGGGTAGCGATGGCCTGAGCGCGCGGATACTCGGGGTCGGCGGCCCATTTTTTGTCGATAGCGCGCTTGGCGATAGCCGCGTTGATCTCGGCTGCCCATGCGAGTGCCGTCCAGAAGTCCGGTGCTGGATAGACATCGTCCGGCCCTTGGACGTTGATACACCAGAGGTCGTGTTCGGGCTCGGCAGCCTGCGCAGGCGTAGGCTCCAAGGTTACGCCGTATGAGGCCATGCCCACGGCGGTGACGAACCCGCTGTGGCCGCTCGACAGCATGGTCTGTACGAGCCGCGTGCCGAGGGCGTTGCCGCCGTCACCGACCTCTCTAACGCGGTCGAACAGCTCGGAGGGGTCGAAGGCGAGCATCAGCTTCACCTTCAGACGTTCGGAGACCGCAACGGCCTCCATGCTAGAGTTCGTCATGCGCGGGGCTCCTGCGTCAGGGTCAAGGATTGATCGGGGGAGGAAGAGGCCAAGGCGTCCTGGCCGATGAGCGCCGCAACAGCGTCCTCCAGCTCGGCGAGACGCTCGGCGCAGGCTTGGTCGTCACACCACTCGACGGCAGCGACGAGCACGCGGGTCTTGGCGGCTTCGGAGCGGTCGCCCTTCGGCTGGAAGCGGTCAGTCGGTGCAAGCGCAGTCAACGGACTCCTCCCCGGCTTCGAAGGGCATCGTCGTCTGGCTCTGCACGGCGGCCAGCAGCTCGGCGTAGCCGGGGCGATCTTTGCGGAAGTGCCGCACGCTCATCTGACGGGTTTCGACGGACACGGTCCTATCGTCGGCTTCGCGCTCGCGCTCGATCCACCACTCGGCCAGTTCGGGGCGCGCCCGCATGATGCCTTCGATGGTCGCCCGACTCTTCAGGAAGCACAGATCGCAGTTGCCGAGCGGCGTCGTGCCGTTCACGGTCGGAAGGCGTAGGTCGAAGGGCTGTGCAGCCCACCACGTGCCGACATCCGCCTTCGCTACGCCGGCCTCAGCCAGCGGCATGCCGGTCGCCCAACGCTCTTTGCCCTTCTCGTTTGCCGCGTGCTGACGGGCGACGCGGCGAGGCTCGTCCGCGCGCAGTCCGATGACGCTGTGCCAGCGATCGTAGCCCAGCACTTTGTGCATCAGCGCCTTGAAGCGCCGGATCTTCATCTCGGTCGTACAGAACCGGATGACCGGGCTCGGCAGCATGCCCGACTTGCTGCTGCGGATGACGGCGACGAACGGCTCGCCGTTGCGGCTGGCCTGCTCGTAGCTCGGAAAGCGCGTCTTGTTCGGGGCGCTCGGGTCGAACTCAACCCAGATGATGCGGACGCCCCACCGCACCGAACACTCGCGCACGAATTCGAGCGTCTCCGGCATCTCCCGGCCAGTGTTGGCGAAGGCGACATGCACATCCGCCGGCAGTGTGCCGCCATGCGCGTCGAGGATGTGCTTCAGCATATAGGCGGACGTGCGCCCGCCGCTGAAGCTGATGAGGGCCGGGCCCTGGATGAGGTACGGGTTGCTCACAGCCCACCCCCATGAGGTTGATCCCCGCTCGGGGCATTGGTGGAGGGGGTGGGGGTGTCGCAGACGGGCCCATTCGCGAGGCGCAGGAGCACGTCGGCGTGGCAGGGGCCGGAGCCGCACCAGCACGCGAGGTTCTTGCCCCGCAGCTCGACGAGGCTCCGAGCAATTTGCTCCCGCGGCGGAGCTGGTCCGCCATCGTTCTGGGGCAGCGCCTCGCCGGCTATGGCGGCGCGCGCCCACTCATCGAATAGATCGACGGCGTGCCGAACGTCGCGAACCACCGCACCGGCATGCGGCCCGTGGGCGAGGATCATGCCGGGACGGTAGGGGTTGCCCCAGTCAGTCGTGCGATCGACCTTCACCGCGGGCAGCCCGTTCACCGCTCGGCTGTGTGCCTGGAGCGAGAACCCGGCTCGCCGGCTGAGTTGAAGCCGCACGGGACGCACCGCGCCCGTCCCTTCCTGATCGGGGGTCATGGCGTGGAGCCCTCCGCGCCGGGTCGATGGGTGGGGGATGGGGTGAGGCTCACAGCACACCCCCTGGCGTGCGCGGAGGTGTTTGCCTTGGGTGAATGACACTCTTGTCGTTGCGGCTGGCAGCAAGATCGTCGGCGCTGCGAACTGAGAAGATCTCGGAAAGTAACTTATTGACCGTCTCGTGTAGTTCGAGCCGCAGCTTGTCCTTGAGGGATCCGGCGACGTTGACGACGTGCTGCTTCATCTCGCCTTGGAAATCGGCCGCCACAAGTTGCGACATCATCCATTCAGCGCGAGTCGTTCTATCGCTATAAGTGTTTGTGGTTGGCTTGCCATGACGATCAACAAAGGTATTCCAGTAGCCGCCGATCTGCTTCTCAAGCTCTTTACGGATAGTCGTCTTTTCGCCGACCGGCTGTCCAAAGGAAGTGACCGCCTGATACTCACGGTCGAAGCCATCTCGCACCATCGCGTCAATAGCCTCAGTAACACGAGTGTCTACAACCTCTGAGAACAGTTTCGAGATGCGCGCATCAACGGCCTGCCGAACTTTCGACCAAATTCCGTCATCGCTCATGATCTCTGTCGCGACTTGTTTGACGATTGCAGCTTCAATAGACGCCCGATCAAGTTCCATCGCATATCTCCATTATATCCGAAAAGATGAGTAAATGAGGGCCGCGCTCATCGTCCCCCCTCCAATGCATCCGCGCTGCGCTTGAGGGCGCGGCAGGGAGGGGTGGCGGCCAGCGCGTCCAGGCGGGCCAGCAGAGCGCGAGCGCGGTCGGCGAGCAGGTCGGCGCTGTCGATAGGGCGCCCGAGTTCGGCCGCCGTCTCCATGCTATTGATCGCGGAGTCGAGCGCCGTCAGCGCGTGCTCGGCCGCGCAGTAGCCAGCGCGAGCGTAGCCGGCCGACATACCGGTCTCGAACGGTGTAGACGACTCGGCGGCAGGGGCGCGGAACGGGGCGTTCATGCCACGAAGCTCCCGACTTCGGCGTAGCCGGTGTTGGCGGGGACGCGGGCCGGGCGAGCTTCGATCAGGAAAGCCGGATGCTGATCGCGGAAGCTCTCGGCGGCGCGGTAGGCGAAGTCGTTGGCCTGCATGGCGCTCGGGAGAGGATCGGAGATGAACCAATCCTCGTCGGGCAGGATGTCGTGGCCGGACAGCTCGCGGACGACGACGAAGGCCTTGCCTTGCGGGCGCACCGTGTAGGTGGCGCGGTGTTGATCTTGAGAGGGCATGGCTCAGCGGGCCTCCGCTTCGGCAGCGGCAATGGCGGCGTCGTAGAGCCCAAGGACAGCTAAGTGCCCCTCGCAGTTGTTGACACTAGAGACACTGTCAGTGCAATAAAGCTTCCGGGAAGCTTCGATCAAAAGCTCCCACCCATCAACATTGAGGCCGCCTGTGCCGCTTTCAGCAGCTAGGGCTCCCAGAGCGCACCAAGACACCGCCTCAGGACTTTCTGCAAAACAGGCCGTGCCGTCGGCGGTCCTTGCCATATAACCAGTCGTCCAATTCTTGCGGTCAGCTATCCGAGCGCGGGCGGACCGCAGGATGTTGGCAGTTGCCATCACGCCCTCCCGCTCGCGAGACTCGGGCTCACGGCCCAAGCAATGCCGCAGACGATGACGAGCACCGCGACAGGCAGACCGAAGCTGACCAAGGCGAGGATGGCGTCGGTAGATAGGGTCAGGTCGTCAGGCGACAGCATGGGAAGCCTCGGACAGTTCGGGGCAGGAAAATTGCTCAGCCTCCGCAGCGAAGCGCTCACGGGTCGCGAGGAAGACAAGTTCAGCGAGGCCGAAAATCAGCAGCGGGCAGGCGCCGAAGAAGCAGGCGTAGAAGGGGCCGAGGTCAGGCATTGGGGGACTTGACCGCCGCGCCGTACTCGCCCAGCATCTCGTTCATCGTCGCCTCGGAGACGATGTCACCCGCGGCGCGCACGCTTTGAACGACGCCGACAAGGCTGGCGATGTCGGCCTCGATCTTGTCCAGCGGCCTGCGCTCGGAAGGGGCAGCGTCGCGCTCGTCACGCAGCACATCCATCTGACGCCAGAGCGCGGACCACACGACTTGAGCGGCTTCGGCGGTCAAGTCGATCTGCCCGACGCAGCGCTCGATCTTGGCGCGCAGATGGGTGGCGTAAGGCTGGCCGCTGTCGAGGTCGCGCACCCAACCCGAGCGGATGACGGGATCGTCGGGGCAGCGGGCGTTGTGTTCAGCAGCGACCATGCGCGAGGTGGAGAGCGCCGCGGTGGCAGCCTCGCCCGGTGCTCCGCCGACGCGCAGCACCGTCAAGAAGCTATCGATCAGCTCGGCGCGAAGCACGTGATCGAAGAAACTCGAACCGGCCGGTCGTTCGCCGGGTCGGGCCTGAAGCTCGCGGGCCTTCTCCCATTCGGACAGCGAGCGGTCGGTCAGCTCGCGCATGGCGACGAAGACACGGTTGCGCGCGGGAGCGCTCAGATCAGCGAGCCAGCCGACGCAGATGGGGGTGCGGGCAGGAGCGTTCATTACGCAGCCCGCCCAATCGGAGCCGCAGAGCCGTAAGCCATGGCGTCGGCTTCGGCGTGATGATCGTCGAGAGCGGCGGCGTCCTGCTCGGCACGGAGGCGGTCAGCGACTTCGAGATCGCGGATGTGATCGAGCGCGTCGCCGCGACTGCCGATGTCCTCGTAGCCCTCTACCGGGCCACGCTCGTCATAGATGCAGAAGCTGTCGGTGAGCAGGTTCTGGTGGACGGAGTAGGCGGGGGAGGGGGCAGCCATGGCTCAGTCCGCCCGCACGCGGCGCTCAAAGGCGCGTAACGCGACCTCTTCAAGGCGCTTCTCTTCGGCCTTCTGCTCGGCAACGAGCCAGTCGGGGCAGGCGCCCCCGTTCTTGCCGTAACCTGTCTTGCCGCCGGCCACGAGGCCGACGCGCTTCAGGTGGACGATCTTGCGGTCAATGTAATCGGGGGCGGACATCGGCGGGCCTCATCGCGAGTGGCGATGAAGGGATCATATACACAGATTGGGGATACGCAAGTCCGAAGTTCACAATCTGTGTATTTTTGTGCGCCGACCGTACGGAATAGGACCGAGCGGCCCTTGAACCGATGTTGCCATGATGTTCTTATATGGCTTCAGGCGGGGCTACGCATGGCTGAGGACGCAGAGCCGGAAATCTCACTTAGCGAGCGGGATATGCGCGCCCTGGCGATGGAGCTGGCGCTACAGCTCCCCCGCAACCCGCGTGACGCCGAGTACGTAATGCGGTTGATGCAGGTTGGTTACGATTATTTCCTAGCCGCCCCGGTTGAGAAGCCGGCGGCGGACACGAAGGTGCTCAGGCCGAAATTTTCGAAATGACGCGCTTCTTGTTCGTGCGCGTGCCGGGGTCTTGGCAGCGCTCAAGCGTTTCGCGCGTCTCCGGCGGCACGCCAACCCACGAGCCATCCATGACCCAGTCGCGGGTGATCCCGTGAAGGTTCTTGAGCTTCGCTAGAACCGGATTGCTCGGCGGACTGCGACCCTTCTCGTAGTGGTTCCACCCCTGCGCCGAGATGCCGACCCGCGCCGCTATGGCGACCGCAGTCGGCCCATAGGCGACGCGGATGACGCGAACGCGGGCTGCGATTTCATCGAGATGGGTCTTGGACCACGAGACCTGCGGCATGCACGCATTTTCGCAGACCGCAGAAAAGCTATCCATCAACATGCTGTGTCTCTTGTCATATACCCAAACTGTGTATATGAGAGGGATATGGAGCCGTTGGACACCACCTCTGCCGTCATTGACGCCCTCGGCGGAACGGCTGCTGTCGCCCGTCTGACGGGGCGTTCGATGCAGGCCGTGTCCAACTGGCGCGAGCGCGGGTTCTTCACCGCGCCGAGCTTTGACGCGATCAGCGGCGCGCTCGCTGACAAGAGGCTCGCGGCTGCGCATCGGCTTTGGAGGTCGGTTCCGCCGTCTGCGATTAACGCCGAGCCCGCGAGGGCATCGGCATGACCCGCCAGACCTGCACCCGCCTCGCCCTGCTAGGCTCTGTCATCTCGGCGCTGATCGTCTTCACAGCCGCCGTTGAGGGCATCGTGGCTCTCCGTGCTGCTGCATCTCGCGGCGATCTCCACGTCATGCAGTGGGGAGGCGAGCGGTGAGGTTCGTTAGATCCATCGCGCTCTGGGCACTGGCTGTGGTCGCGTTGGGATTCACCGGCATCGGCCTCGGTTTTCTGATGGGCGGGTTGCACGACTGGTTAGTGCAATCACAGGGCGTAACTGATGGGCAGGCGATGCTCATCGTCCTGACGCTCGCACTGGCCATCGCCGGTGCCGCTGGCGGCACAGCCTTTGAGGCCGGTCGCCGATGACCGCCTCACCCCTCCTGCACCAGCCAACGGTAGCGCCGTATCAGCGCGCGCATGCGCGGGTGCCTGTTCTTCGCCGACTGCCTGCCAGGGCTCTCGGCGTCACCTGCTCGGTCGGTTGGGTTTTGCGTCCGACCGAGACTCTGAAACCCTGTGGGTTTCTCCTCCCTGACTTGCGGGCTGCCCTGCCAGGGGCGGCCCGCCTTCTCGGGAGTCTGTTTCGCGCTCGATCCGGTGCCAGCCGTTCGAGCTTCGTCGTGCCGTGCCGTGCGTCCCCGCTGCGTCTCAACGGGATTTCCTGAAATGTCCGCCGCCTCCTTCACCGCCGGGCTCTCCATGGCCGCTGCTTCGATGCACACAGCATCGGAGAACACAGTGCGAAAGTCTGGGCGAAAAGCTCGAAACCATGGGGCCTTCGATACCCAACTTTGGGTGAGCGAATGGCGCCGCCTGCATCCCTCGAAGCCGGTTGCTACTGTGGCCGACGCCATCGGTGCGCCGTCCCGCACCGTCGAGAAATGGTTCAACGGCGGCTCACCGGCCCTGCGCTGGGTCGGCCCGATCTTCTGCGCCTACGGCGCGACCTTCGTCGCAGCCGGCATGCGCAACGCCCCGTCGTGGCTGCGGGAGGCCAGCCGCCGAGAGCAGCGCGAGCGCTTGGCGCTCATGCAGCAAGCCCTTGATGCCGAATTCAGCGATCTTGAGTACGCGGAGTGTGAGCCGTGATCTTTCTACGCGCCATGTGGAAACGCCGTCGGGCGTTCAAGCTTCGCGAACATGCTGAACATCTGCTGCGTCGCGCCTTCGGCATGAAAGAGCAGGCGCGAGCCCTCCAGAAGCAGGCTGACGATCTCGATGTCGAGGTCACGCTGCTGGAGATGCGGGGCCGGGAGCGTGCGCGATGAGCCGTTTCCGCGTCACCGACGCCGCCCGCGAGCAGATTCTGGCCCTGGCCGACGCCGGCCATTCGGCAGTCGTCATCGCCGACGAAATCGGCTGTCACGAGCTGACGATCTGGCGCGTCGCCAAGGGGCGACTAAAGGCCAAGCCTGGACCGAAGCCGATGGATCGGGCCCGGATGCGTCGGCTGGTCGAAGCCAATCGCGTAGCAGAGCGCGGGCAACGCAACGAGATCGCCCGCCGCTTCGGCCTGAAGGACCGGCACAGCCTCGCCGGGTCGGCCTGGTACGCGCGCAAGGTGTTGGCCGCGGAGGCGCGGGCATGAGTGCCGGGCAATTCGATCGCCTAGATGCCGACCGCATCGCGCTCCTGCGCGAGCTTGCCGCCGAGGGCTACGGCGTCGGCGAGGCGGCTGAGATCGCCCTGTGCTGCGGCTCGACCGCTGCGAAGTATGCCGGCGACATTTTCGCCCGCAACAAGGAGGCAACTGCGCGGACCCGGCGCGCGACGATGCTGCGACTGGTGCGTGCGAACGACGCTGCCTTGTGCTCGGCCGATCGTGACGCCATCGCCGCACGTTTCGGACTTGCGAACCGCAATTCGCTGAAGACACGCGTCGTCCAGGCCAAGCGCAAGCTTGGGCTTTATGGGGACGAGGCGCGGGCATGAGCGTCCTGGCCCCTAAGATCGCGACGGCCGAACGCCACGACGACACCGTGATCGTGCGCGCCGACGGCGTGGCCGTCCTCGCCCTGACGTCGTCGCAAGCCACGTGGCTGATTGCCCGGCTCGCAGAAGTGCTGGCGGTGCGGTCATGACCCACGGCGAGCAGAAGCTTCAGACCAAGATTGTGGTGGCGCTGCGCAAACGGTTCGACTGCTTCGTGTTCCACGTCCCAAATGGTGGGGCGCGGACGCGCCTCGAAGCCCTCGCCTTCAAGGATGCCGGCACCACGGCCGGCGTACCCGACCTAATCGTCGTCGGGCGCGAGGGGCGGACCCTCTATATGGAGCTGAAGGATCGCGTCCAGGCGCGCGAGCGCGCCGTCTCGCCGACCGAGCGGATCCATTCTGCCGATCCTGCGCAAAAGCTGGTCATCGCCGATTTGCGCGAGCGCGGCTTCACTGTCGCCCTGCTCGATAGCGTCGAGGACGCCATCGTCGAGGCCGAAGCCTTCGGGCTCGGGCCCAAACGCGCACCCGTTCGATCCGCCGCCGCCGTCAGCACGGGGTTCTGAGCCATGTCGTTGTTTCCGCTCACCTATGGCCTGAACCGCGAAGGGCCCGAAAACGCGTTCGTTTCGGCCGCATCAGTCACGCATGTCGGGCAGGCGCACCTTGCGGGCAGCGGACCGACGGGCGCCACGTGCCGGGAGTGTGCGTACTGGCAGCACTGCAAGCTCTGGAAGGCCGACGGCGGGCCGCCGAAGCCGAGCCCTTGCGCGAAATACAAGCAACTCATGCGCGCCTGGGGCCGGCCGATCCCGCACAACGCTCTAGCCTGCAAGTATTTCGAGGCTTCCGAACATCCTACGCCGCTCTCGAAGCCGGAGAAGGTCAGATGAGCACGTCTGCCTATGATCTCGCTCGCGATATTGCCAAGGTCATTGAGGACCATGTCGAGGACGTGGTCGAGGTCGATTGGGAAGGCGATGTTCACGTCGTCATTGAGCAGATCTGCATCGAACGGATCGAGACGCTGATCCGCTCGGCCATTCGAGAAGGCCTCACGTCATGAGTGCGACCTTCTTCGACGCGATCGCCGATGCGCAGACGCCCGCTCCGGTCAAGCGGAAGCTCGATGCCGCCGAAAAGCGAGCCAAGGCGCGAGCGCAGGCCGAGCGAGAGCTGAAGGACGAGCAGGTTCTGTCCAAACTCTATCAGCGCTGGAAGAAACAGAAGCGCGACGCTCTTCTCGTTGGCGAGCACGGCCGCGAGGTCCGCGGCATCGTCACATTCCTCGACAAGATGACCCTGTCGTCGGCGCCGGCCCTCATCAAGGCAGTAGAGCGATCGACGTGGATGGCGAAGATGTCGATCGATGACCGGCACACGCTGCTCGCCATCATCTCGACGGGCATCGTCCGCTGTCGCGAAAAGAACGGGCTGCCGCCCTTCGACGACGAGATTCCGTGGATGGAACCGCCGAAGGCTTACAGCCAAATCAAGACGCTGATGGGGCTCGACGGCCGATGATCCGCGAAGCTCTCAACGCCTACGCAGCGACCTCGGATCGGGTCTGGGCCCAAGACCGCACGCAGACCGTCGGTGCTTCCGAGGTCGGGCAGTGCGCTCGCAAAGTCTGGTTCTCGAAGAACGAGGCCGACAGCGTCCTCGGGCTCAAGCGCGATGCAGATCACATTGATGGCTGGGGCGCTCGCAAGCGCGGCTCGGTGTTCGAGGATGCATTTTGGGCCCCGGCCGTGCGGGCCCGGTTCGGTGAGCAGGCTTTGTTCGTCGGCGACAGCCAGCGGACCTTCGTTGACGGCTTTCTGTCCGGCACACCCGACGGGCTGCTGATAGAGCAGCCGGTGGGCGCACTCGCGAGGCTCGGCGTCGCCGACATCGGCGGCGACAGCGTGCTCCTCGACGCCAAGACGGTCGATCCACGCACGCGCCTCGACGCGCCGAAGCCCGAACACGTGTTTCAAGTCTGCTGCAACATGGGGCTGGTGCGGGCGCTGACGAATTACCGGCCTGCTTACGCTCTGCTGTCCTACACCGACGCCTCGTTCTGGGACGAGGGCAAGGAATTTCCGGTCGCCTACGACGAGGCGGTGTTCGAGGAAGGCCGCAAGCGCGCACGGGACATCATGCTCGCGACGGCGGCCTCCGACCTGAAGCCCGAAGGCGTCATCGCCGGCGGGCAGGAATGCGAGCATTGCGCCTTCACGCGCGCCTGCGGGCGGGCCCGCGCGGATCGGGTGCCGTCCGGCGCGGATGCCGTAGACCCGGCGCTGGCCGACACTATCGCGTCTCTCGCCCGGATCGCCCGCGAACATCGCGAGGCAGCCGACGCCAAGATGGATGCGGCGCGCGAGGCCGAAGAGGAGCTTCGAGCCATGCTGTCGGCGGCTGGCACGCGTCGGATCGACCATGACGGTGTTGCGGTGCGCTGGTCGCCTCTGAAGGGCAGGCCGTCCTGGGACAACAAGGGCATCCGCGAGGCGGCCATTGCGGCCGGCGTCGATGTCGAACGCTTCAGCCGCGTCGGCGACCCCTCCGATCGCCTTGCCATCACTTTTTCCGAGATCCCGGCGACTGCCGGGTAACCCCGCGGCGCAGGCCGCATTCGTAGACGAGAGCCATCACCATGAACGCGATGACCGAATACAAAAGCGGGGCGCTCGCCGTTCCGGAGCGCAATTTCTTCGAGGCCTACGCCGAGGCCGCAGATCAGAACCGCATCGTCGGCGACCTGCTGAAGTTCAGCAAGGGCGAATACCTCGCAGGCCAGAACGGTGATGAGGTCGCCGAGGGCACCGAACTCGTCGCCAACATGGGCGAGCTGATGGTCGGCTGGGTCCGCTGGGAAGGCGGCAAGCCCACCGACATGCAGATGGGCCGCGTCGCCGAGGGCTTCGATCCTCCGCGCCGTGCCGATCTCGGCGACACGGACGAGGACGAGTGGGAGCGCGACGAGCAAACCGGCCAGCCGCGAGACCCCTGGCAGAAGACCAACTACCTCATCCTGAAGGAGCCGGACGGCGACAAGCTCTACACGTTCGCCACCTCGTCCAAGGGCGGTCTCGGCGCTGTGGCGGCTCTGTGCAAGGCCTACGGCAAGCAGATGCGCCAGCGCCCGAACGACTACCCCGTCGTGGCGCTGAACGTGGACAGCTACAAGCACCCCAACAAGTCGTACGGCAAGATCTTTACGCCCAAGCTCGACGTGGTCGGCTGGACCGACAAGGCGTCGATTGAGGACGCGCTGGCCGCCGAGAACGCCGCGCAGGCCGAGCGCAAGGAGGGTGGGGAAGACGCCCCTTTTGACGAGGCGCCGTCCGAGCCCGTGAAGGGCAAGGGCGGTCGCACCAAGACGACCGCCCCCAGCGCCCAGTTCTAGCCTGAACACCGTAACCGGAGGAGCGTGCCAGCGCCCCTCCGGCCCCTGCGTGAATGACTCGGGTGCGTGATGCCAGGCAAGCTCCCTTCGACGCCGTCCGAATTCCTGGCTGCCTTTTTCGGCGCCGGATCGGTCGCGCCCGTTTTCGTCACGTCGCTCGCCAACGAGCGTGGCGACGGGCCCGAGCGCGCCTATCTCGGCCGCGACCGGCTCTCCATTGACGGTCACGCCCGCAAGTACGACCGGGCGGGCCGCGGCACCTTCTTCTGCGTCTCCACGCTGCGGCCGGACGCGAAGCCGCCGGAGCCGGGCAAGTCCGTCCGCTGCAAGGCCAACGTCGCCGAGATCGTATGCCTGCACGGCGACACCGATCTGAAGTCGATCGAGATTAACCGCGAGGCCGTCATCGCCGCCCTGCTGGCGCTGGAGATGCCGCCCTCGATCATCGTTTGGTCCGGCCGCGGCGCGCACAGCTACTGGCTCCTGAACGAGCCGATCGAGGCTGACGAGGACTCTATCGTTCAGATCGAGGCGATGAACGCCCGCATCTCGGACCTCGTAGGTGGCGACCCGGTGCAGGACGTCACCCGCCTAATGCGCTTGCCGGGCAGTCGGAACACTAAGGAGGGTGCGTCGCTGCCGTGCGAGGTCGTGCATATGCACCTGACCGCGCGATACGAACTTGGCGACCTTGAGGAATGGCTGGACCGGGCCGGGCCGGCGATCCGGCGCAAAGCCGTCGTGCGCAAGGACGGTACAGCCGCGGTCCAGGCCTTCGACAACCCCTTTCTCGCCGCTGCCGCCAAACTCGGCTTCAAGCCGCCGGTCGATGTCGAGCAGCGCCTTGCCGCGATGTCATATCAAGGCGTCGGCGAAGCCTCGATTCACAACACTCAGCTCGCCGTCTCGGCGTCACTCTTGGCGCGCGGCGAGGATGCAGAGGACGTGATCGATCTGCTTCTGGAAGCGACCAAGGCCGCAGCCGGCGAGGACGGCGCCCGCTGGCGCTGGGATCGCGAGGAGAAAGTGATCCGCGGCATGTGCTCGGATTGGGTGAAGAAGCACCCCGAAGTCATGAACAAGACCGATTCCCTTAAGGCGCCAGAGCGGCCGAGAGCGCAAGCGCGCGAGGTAGATAGGGGCGATTCCTTTAAGGGCGAAGTCGAGGTCCGTGAGGCCTCGACCGGCGCTGTCGTCCACAATCTCGGCGAGGAGCGCCAGAAGCGTAAGAAGGAGCGCGAACCGAAGGCGCCGACAGGCAAGGCCGCGGTCCCGGTGGCCGTCGCGGACGGCGTCGTGGAGGTGATCCGACGCGCCGGCATGGACATCGCTCTGACCGAGGGCGAGGTCTGGTTGTACGAGGAAGGTGTGTGGCGAGCCTGCGCGCCAGCCGACGAGCAGTGGCTCCGCACGCTCATTCAGACCGGCTGCGATGATCTCGGGTGTGCAGGCGACACGAAGACGGCGAACGCAGCCTGGAAACGGTTGAATGAACATCCTGGCCTGCACCAGCGTCGCGTGACCTGGGATGGTGGCGGCCTCGTCGCCACGGCCAACGGGCTGCTGGACCTTCGCACGCGCGCGTTGGGTCAGTATCGGCCGGACGCGTGGTGTCGGTCCAAGATCGGCCAGCCCTACGAGCCAGGTGCTGAATGCCCGATCTTCCTGCGCTTCCTCGACTCCTGCTTCACGAACCTCGGCACTGAGGAGCGGGCCGGCGTCATCGCGACAATGCAGGAAGCCTTCGGCGCCATGCTGTCGGTCAAGATGCTGGTCCGCGAGGAGCGAAAGGCGCTGTTCGTGCTCGGGCCGTCACGCACCGGCAAGACGCAGCTCTCGACCGTGGCGCGGCGCATGATCGGCGATCCGATCGCGTCGCCGTCGGTCGCCGACGTGACGGGTGATTTCGGGATGCAGATCCTGCTCGGATCGCGGGCCTGGATTCGCGACGACGCCGTGTCCGAGCGCGACCACGTCGATCCCATCCGCTTCAAGGTGCTGGTGACGGGGGAGGGCGTCACGGTGAACCGGAAGAACCGGACGCCGATCGATACGAACTTCGAGATACCCGTCCTCTTGACGACCAACGCGATGCCGCGGGCGCGCGACTCGTCGGAGGCGATCTATAACCGCTGCATCGTGATCGAGATGACGAACGTCGTCGAGGAGCACGAAGCTCGGGCTGCACGCGAGGCGCTGGGACTGTCTCCAGACAGTCTTGTCGGGGAGGAGATCGCGCGTCGCGAGGGGCCAGGCATCCTGAACTGGGCGCTTGATGGTCTCGACCGCCTGCGGGCTCGCGGTCGCTACGACCCGCCGGCCAGCGTCAAGGAGGCCAACCGCCGGTTCCGGGACGACAACAACCCGGTGGCTGCCTGGATGTCGGTCGCGATCGAGAAAGACCCGACCTGCAAGGTCTCCCGCAACGACTTGCGCTGCTCGTTCAACGGCTGGCAGCGCGAGGAAATGGGTGCCGACGCGCGCGCCTGGGGTGGGCGCCAGTTCTTCCCACAGGTCCGACAACTCGCGCCTTACGCCAATATGGAAGGCGAACAGGCGCACGACGGCGAGCGGTTCATCACCGGCATCCGCATGAACGGCGCCGGGCTCCGGTTTTGGGAGGATCACAAGCTCGATCCGCTGTCCAACGGGACCAAAGGATACTCGTCACGCGAGCATGACGTAAACCGCCGGTTCGATGGCGTTCCGGCCCCTGCCGCGGCTCGCCGGACGGAGTTCTGAGGTGCCACACATCTCCGCAACACATCTCGAAAAGCGCAACACTTCTTCTGTTGCGCTCGGATGGGCGCCACAGAACGATGTGTTGCGGATTGCCGATCTGTTGCGGAAGTGTGGCGCCCTTAAGCTACTGGCTCGGCTGGGATTTTCCTTCTTCCGCAACACTGCAACACTTCTTTTTCCTCATGAGGAAGTAGGGAGAGAGAAAATGAGAAAGAGGGGCAAAAAGAGGGTTCTGAGCCAGAGTAAGGGTGGGAGCGAGAAGTGTTGTTGCGCGGAGCCCCGTCGATGAGCGCGGAGACGCGGTTCGAGCGCCGGATGACCGCTCTAGCGACGCAGATCACGGCTGCCGCGACGGCCTATGAAGCGCGCTGGACGCTGGCCGCCCTAGCTCGTGTCGAACCCGATATTCACAGTCGAATGCAACGCCAGATTGCTCTATGGGCGACGGCTTGCCGAGGCGACGATGACGACGAGATCGTGACGCAAGGCGAGGCCCTGGTGCGGGGCTACCGGCGCGCGATCGAGGTCATGACGACGGCGGGCGCCGAGGACGATGCCTACATGCTGGGTTCCGACGAGGCGTCCGGACTGCGGATCGCCATAGGGCATCAGGTGGCAGCAGCGGACCGCGTGGCGGCGCTCTACCCTGATGCGGTGTGGCTGTCCCCCGACGAAGTCGCGGGCATCCTGCACAGCCTCGACGGTTTTCGCTTCATTCTGGAAGCGAAGCGCCACTTCCCGGCCGCGGTGACGATGCCGCAGCGGCCGGAACATGGGGCCTGACGGCCAAGCGAGAGCGAGAACCAGAAAGTCGAGAGCGAGCCCTTCAGACCTCGTGCCAGAGAGGCCGCCGCGTATGAGTACCCCCCACCTGGGCCGTTACGGCGCCGCCAAGGCGACGCCCGTCCATTTCTCCCGCGTGCCGCTGGCGAAGCGGCGCGAGATCGCGTTGCCGCTCTGCGAGCGGATCGAGCCGTGCCGGATCGAGACCGGCGAGAAGCGGCTGTGGTGGCACGCCGTGTCGGCCAGGCCCGGCCGTGTGGCGCACGCCGTGCGCAAGATCAGGGCGGCCGGGCTTCAGGCCTATGCACCGATGCGGACGCACTGGCGGGAGTCGAGCCGAGGCGACCTGCGCATTCGGCGGCAGATCCAGACGCCGCTGCTGGGTAGCTACGTGTTCGTCGGCATCACGGACGGGCAATCGCTGAACCCGCTCTACGAGACCGACCTGCTGGGCCGGAATCGCATGGAAGTGGCCGGCATCGTCACCAACAACGGCAAGCCCGCGCCGATGCGCTGCGGCTCGATCGCCAAGATGGCCCGCGAGGAGGCGACGGGCTGGTACGACGACGACAGGCGCGACGCTCTCGTGGCAGGCGAGGCCGAGATCGTGCCGCTGCCGGCGTTCGCCGAGGGCGACAGCGTGGACATCCTCGGCGGGCCGTTTGCATCGTTCAAGGGCGTGGCGTCGGAGGACGGTGACGGTCCGCTCGTCAAGATCGAGGCGCTCATATTCGGACGGGCAACGCCGGTTCTGACGCCGATCGAGTGGCTTCGCAACGCGACGCGTCCGCCTGTGGAAAAAGGCGGTGGTATTCGCCCTAACCGTTGACTTGGCGGCTGAGCGATTCATGTTCGGTGCACGACTAAGGCGCTCGCTGAGCTTAGGCCGTTGGCCAAGACCCGAGCGCCCGAGCATCGCTCATCTGCGCAGAACCCCATAGGGACGGCAGCCGGTCGTGAGGAGATTGCTAGGGCCACAGGTGGCCAGCGCTTTCCTTGCGACGGGAGAGTTGACTGTTTTCGCCCCGCGCCCATCGCGCCAGGGCAGGACAATCCAGCCGAGAGGCTGGGACGAGATCGATGCGGAGAGGACCATATCGGGTCGCCCTCAGCACGCGAGGATCACTCCTCCGCACCCTTCGGGGCCCGTGCTGAACGGCGAGGCAGGCGTCACCCCTCTTGGCCGATATATCTGCCGGCACGCATCGACACACAACATGGCCGGCGCCTCTAGCCCCCGGGCAACGCGATCGGTCTACAGAGGCAGCGCTAGAGCCGGCGAAGGCCCGGCATTCGGCATTACACAGGCGGGCGTTTTGCGACAGCGAGGCGCCCGCCGCGCCAATTCCCATCCCCACCCACGCACAGACAGCGCACCAAGCCTTAGCGCCTCCTTGCACACGGACGCTGATCGGCTTGGGTGGTGGACGAGATCGATGCGGCCCGTCTTCGCACGGGTAGGTGATATCCCCGAACCTAGGCGGGGAGGGAGCCGGAGGTAGGTTGCCGGCCCGCATCGAGCCCTTACCGCAGGACGAGAGCCATGCACCTGCTCAAGTCTGCCGAGCGCGAGACGCTGAATGACATGCGCCAGTTTCTATATGGCGCCCTTTCAGTCCTCATTTCTGCGCTGATTGTCTTCGGTCTGGCAGTTGGCTTCACAAACAACTGACCGGCCCTCCTCCGCCGCCGCCGCCTCCCTCCTCCGCATCGCCCGAGATCACGGCCTCTCTCCTCGCGATCTCGCCAAGGCCGTCAGGGACGAGAGGCGCAAGCCGGTGTCGGATCGGATGAGTGTGGAGGGTGAGGCGTGATGGCAGAGGTCAGCCAAGCTGCTCGCGATGTCTGCGCCCGCTGGTTCTCCATGGGGCAGGGAAGCGAGGTGAAGTCGCATCCACCTCACGCAACGCTCGATAAGGTTCGGCCTGCCATGAATGAGCTGGTGAACGCTGGCATCGTTACCGAGCGCCCGTTCAATCAGTTCGGTGTCATGGTCTACACGGGTTCGCCTGAAGCGTCGCGCATTGGTCGCGAGCGCGTGGCCGAGATCGCTAAGGACAATGGCTGGGCATGACCCTCCCCGCCGGCCTCGCCTCTCACAGCCTCGCGATGGACGATAGCCCGCACGCTCGCGGCGCCGTTGCTGTCTGCCGCTCGATGGCTGAGCGTCGTGAGGCTGAGGTCAGGGCAGCCGCAGTCCCGGATCGCCTCATCAACCGGCATGCGGCGCTGGTGATCAATGCGGGCTATCGGCTGAAGGATGCCAGAGCCGGACACCTCTCATGAGCGTCCAATCCGTCGAAGACAGCTACATGATCCTCGGAGAGCAATCCTGGCTTCCCGGCATGTATGCCACGAGAGCTGTCGCAGAGAGAGCCGAGGCTGATTTCACGCCCGAGCAATTGGGCGAGATCGCTGCACGTGTCGGCGGGCGTGCCATCACGGCGGCGGATCTGGATGAGGCGGGTGAGGGCTGACGATGCCGACCGAGATGCCGAAGTGCGAGACGTGCCGGCATTGGGGGGAGGACGGTGCTCGCATCCTTGGGGCGGAGTGGCAAGTTTGTTCACTGGCCCACACTGATGACTTCGGGCGTCCGAAAAACATAGACACCGCCGTCTTCGCGGTGGGTTTCTCACCTTCGGGTCAAGAGCAGTGGGGTGAGCTTCGCACCCGCTCCGACTTCGGCTGCATCGCTCACCAGCCCAAGGAGGGGTAGGGCGTGTCTCACGAGCGTCAGGGCACAAGCTTCGACTCCAGTGCGGCTGCGCATGAGCGCGTTGGACGCCTGCCTGACCCTGACAATTTCGCCCGAGCCCTCGTTAAAGCCCGCCAAGAACTCCCCGACGCTCCCGTTGAGGATGTGATGTGCCGGGCGGAGCGGATCGCGAGATACCTGAAGGGTGAGACGTTATGAGCGCCGCACAGAACGATAAGGCGTCGTCGGACGCCCTTTCCGAGATGATCGTGCGTCTCGGCTTCAAGTACGACAAGGCGGCGATGGATGAAGCCCTCGCCAGCCTGGAGGCGATCAGGGTTGCCGCAGACCATGCTCGCGAGGCACTGACCCGCGTTGGTGAGTTCCAGCACGGTGGTATCACGATCAGCATGGTCGGCAGCCTCATGACCTGTGAGATCAAGCCGCCCGAGCCGGTCATCTCTGGCACACCTAGCACATAGGCCATCACCATGGGCTCAGAGACAGAGCCGAAGAAGGGGGCAGGCGGACGGCCGACCAAGTACGATCCGGCCTATTGCGATCAGGTCGTGGAGTTCTGCCGGGACGGGTACTCACTCACCGCTTTTGCCGGATCAATCGGCGTCGCGCGGTCCACTTTGCAGGAATGGGCCAATCAGCACCCCGAGTTTTCGGTAGCTTGTAACGCGGGAAAGGCAGCGGCCGCTTTCAAGTGGGAGCAGCGCGCAGCTCGCGTGGGCGAAAAGGGCGGTGGGCCGGGCACGGCACAGATCGTTGTGTTTCAGCTTCGCAACATGGCCCCCGACGATTTCCGCGATAAGGTCTCGCATGAGCTTTCGGGCCCAGACGGCGCGCCGATCCAGGCGGAAGTGACGAGCGCTCGTGAACTCCTCTCTGGCAAGCTCGGTCGCCTCGCTGCAACCGCAGGACCGACAGGCACTTCTCGCAAGCCTGAGTGAGGCGCAGGCAGAAGAACTGCTGTGGGACTGGCGGTTCTGGGCGCGGCCCAATCAGATCGCGCCAGACCATAGCTGGCAGACGTGGTTGGCCCTTGCGGGCCGCGGGTTCGGGAAGACGGAAGCTGGCGCTCAGTGGGTGCGTGAACGAGTCCGCGACGGTGCCCGCAGCATCGCGCTTTTGGCTGAAACGCAGAAGGACTTGGAAGAGGTGATGGTGGCGCGGCTCATCGCGATCCACCCGCCGAGCGAAGCCCCGAGTGTCCGCTACAAGCCCGTCCGGTTGGTCTGGCCCAACGGCGCGGTGGCGCTGGGCTACAACGGAACCGAGCCAGATCAGCTCCGAGGCCCCGAGTTCGACACGGCATGGGTCGATGAGCTAGCCAAGTACCGCTACGCTCGCGAGACCTGGGACATGCTCCAGTTCACGATGCGGCGCGGCGCTGACCCGCGTGTGTTCGTGACCACGACACCGCGTCCGATCCCGGTCATCCGGGAAATCCTGGCCGATCCGACAACGGCAGTCACACGCGGTTCGACCTTCGATAACGCCGAGAACCTGCCGGCGCAGTTCCTCGCCAAGCTCAAGACCCGCTACGAAGGCACCCGCCTCGGGCGACAGGAGCTAGAGGCCGAAATCCTCGACGACGTGCCTGGCGCCCTCTGGACGCGGGCGATGATCGACAAGGCCCGTGAGGTGAAGGTCCCCCCGCAGATGCAGCGGGTGGTGATCGGGGTGGACCCATCGGGCACAGGCGGTGACGACAACGGCGATAGCATCGGCATCGTTGCCGCCGGTCGCGGTGTCGATGGGCGGGCCTACGTTCTGAAGGATTGGACCTGCAAGCTTTCGCCCGCTGGATGGGGTCGCAGGGCGGTCGATGCCTACCGCGATCACCGAGCCGACCGCATCGTCGCTGAGAAGAACTTCGGCGGCGCCATGGTGGAAAGCGTGATCCGAACGGCCGGGCCAGACGTGGCCGTCAAGATGGTCACTGCCTCGCGCGGCAAGATCGTCCGTTCCGAGCCGGTGGCCGCTCTCTACGAACAGGGTCGCGTCAGCCACATTGGTGACGGGCTTGAGCATTTGGAAGATCAGATGGTCGCGATGACGGCCGACGGGTTTCTCGGCGAGGGCTCACCGGACCGGGTCGATGCCGTGGTCTGGGCTCTGAGCGAACTGATGTTGGAGTCCGGCCCCTCCATGATGGACCTCCTCTGATGGCCTGCGCATCCTGCCAGAAAGCCCGTCAGGCGGTGTCGTCGTCCTTCAAGGCGCTGGTCATGGGCGATAGCTGCTCGGCCGCTGGCGAGGCCGCCAAGGCGATTTCCGCGGTTGCCGAGAAGCTGGAAGCCACGCGGGTCCGGGCGATCCTCACGAGGCGATGAAGCCGTTGAAGAACTGGATGCCAGGCTCATCGGCGATGCTCGCCACGATCATGTGTGCCGGGCGAAGGTAGCTCGACGCAGGAGGCGGCCCGGCACTGCGGGCTTTGTTTTCAACGATCTGCTGTATTCGGCCGCGAGAATATCCGAACCGTTTTGCGGCATCTCTCTGCGTCATCCCTGACCTTACGGCCCGCTTGATCGTCTGGTGAAACTCCCATTGGGCTTGCTTCGGCCCTTCCTCCGGCCCGATCCGGTCGGTCCAATAGGCAATGAGGCGCGCTTCAAACGGGCTAGGTGCTGCCTTACGTTGTGTGACGTACATGCGGCGATCCTCACGAGGCGGTGGGCGGGTCAATCAAATCGCGCACCTCTTTCAAGGATTTCCTTCCGAAATTCGGCAAGCGCAGCAGGGCGGACTGAGAGGCGCTTCTAATTTTACCGACCGTGTCGTACCGGCCGTTCTCGCGAGGGTTGAGAAGACCATTCCGGGCGCGAACAGATAGAGGGAGCGCAGCGGTCGGCGTGTCGTTGGGATAGGGCGCGGACGGCCTTGGGATTTCGCATCCTGGCATGTCGCGCGGGATCGAATTGCGGTACTCATCAATCGCCAAGAACGCTTGGTGAGCCGCCTGCGGATCAATGCCGTCGCGGACGGTGATCGTGGCAAAGTCGATGAATACGCGGGCCGCGATCTGGTGCGACGGCAATTCGTGAACGTCTGAGAAGCAACCACCGATCGTGTTCGAGTAGACCTCCGACCACCCAGTTTCGTCGGGCCACGGGCCGACCTCCACTTTGCCGCCCGTCCCCGTGCGATGGTCAAACCCCGGCGGGGTGTAGGCGATCATGCACTCTAAGAACTTCACTGACGCCCGCTCCGCTGCCCGCTCAAGGGATCGATAGGCTACGCCGAAAAGCGGATTTTAGCAATGATCTCAGTCTATTGGGACGGTGGCGAACAGCAGCGAACGGCTGCGAACAGCGGCGAACAGGCTAGCCGATGCTGACGAACGACGGCCTCGCCAATCTCGTCTCCAACCTTGGGACGCAGAAGGACAAGGCCTCCGCCACCACATGGTACGTCCGGCCTCACACGCCGGAGGAGTTCGAGCGGATGTATCGCTCGGGTTGGCTGGGTCGGAAGATCATCGACATTCCCGTCGATGACATGACGCGCCGCTGGCGCACCTACACGGGCGACGAGAAATTCGTCGAGGCGTTCGAGGCGCAGGAGAAACGCTTCAACCTCGCCTCGCGCGTTGCGGCGGGCAAGCGGTGGGGACGGCTCTACGGCTCGGCAGCGATCATCGTCGGCGTGAACACGCGCCTGGGCGAGCCCTCCGAACCGCTCGACGTGACGAGAATGCGTCGGGGCGATCTGAGCTACCTGCACGTCGAGGTGGGGGCCCGGCTCTACATCGACACGTGGGAGGCGGATATCGCCTCGCCGCTGTTCGGCCAGCCGCGAACCTACGTCTATCGCCCTGTCGTCCGCGGCGGGGCGTCTGCCCTCGGGCAAGAGGTCAAGATCCATGCCTCGCGGGTGATCCCGTTCGACGGCGTTCCGCTGCCGCCCATCTTCGCGCAGACGACGCAGTCCTGGGGTGACAGCATTTTCACGGCGATCGAGGATACGCTGAACACGTCCGGCACGGTCTCTGCCGTCATCGCCTCGTTGCTGCACGAGGCTAAGGTCGATGTCATCAAGGCCGATCTCGCGGGCATCGGCACCGAAGAGGGCGAGGCCCGCATTCTTCGCCGCTTCGGCCTTGCAAGCCTGCTGAAGTCGATCAACAACACGCTACTGCTCGGGCCCGAAGAGGACTACCAGCAGCGCACCTACAATTTCGCAGGCCTGTCGGATATCCACATCCGGGCCATGCAGGAGATTTCGGGCGCGGCGGACATCCCGGTCACCCGGTTGCTCGGGCAAGCCCCGGCCGGGCTGCAATCGACCGGCGAAAGCGATCTGCGCAACTACTACGATGCCATCTCGGCCAAGCAGGAAAGCGACTTTCGCCCCGCTCTGGAACGGCTCGACGCCATCCTGTGCGCGGATGGCGGAATCACGATCCCGGACGGGGCGTTCTTCTCGTTCAACTCCCTCTGGCAGGAGACGCCGGAGCAGAAGGCCAAGACGTTCTATACCCTCGCGCAGGGCGTGAAGCTGATCTCGGACGCGGGTGTCGTGCCCGAAGAGCCCCTGTCGAAGGGTGTCGTTTCCCGGCTGGTCGAGGATGGGCACTTCCCCGCACTCGACGATGCGATGGAGGAGTTCGACGCGGCTGGCAGCGAGCTGCGCAAGATCGCCGAGACCGATCCCGACGAAGGCGAGGACGACACCGAGACCAACGTCGTCCCGCTCCGCCGGGCCATCGCACAGGATGCGGCGCCGCGCTCGCTCTACGTGTCGCGCCCCGTCACCAACGCGGCCGAGATCATCGCATGGGCGAGAGGGCAGGGCATTCCGAACGTCCCCGCTGCCAGCGATCTCCACGTCACAATTTGCTACAGCCGCACGCCCGTCGATTGGTTCGCGGTTGGCACGGATGCGGAGAAGGTGCTGGTGCCACGCGGTGGGCCTCGCATGGTGGAGCGGTTCGACGGCGGGGCCATTGTGCTCTGCTTCTCGGATTGGTCGATCCGCTGGCGTCACGAGAGCCTGCGCGAGGCCGGGTGCTCTTGGGACTACGACGAGTTCACGCCTCACATCACGGTCGGCAAGGCGGAGGGCGACTTCGATTTGAGCGCGGTCGAGCCCTACCAGGGCAAGATTGCGCTCGGGGAAGAGCGGTTCGACCCCATTGACGAACCCCTACCTGCGGCAGCCGAGTGAACCTCAAGCTTCGCATCGCCTTCGATCTCGCCGCCGCCGCTCGTGACGCTGGCAAGCGAGGGCGGATCGAACTTAAGCCCATCGGTGCACGTCTCGCTTTCGAAGTCGCGCTCTACCGCATCCTCATGGGCGTGCTGAGCGTCGCCAACTCTGCCAAGCCCGCCCTCATGGAAGGCGCCCGCGCGGATCGCACGCTGCTGACGCAAGACGCCTTCGGCCTATCGGATATCGTTTCGGCGCTGCGCGGATCATTCGCTCAGGCTATCGCGCTCGCAGAGAACCCGCTGCGCAATCTGTTTCAGGGCGAGGCTGCTCGGCACGACGCCAAGTGGATTGAACAGGTCAATTCGGTCATCGGCGTCGATCTCAAGGCGGTGGTGAACTCGGAGCAGGTGGCTACACCCATCACCTTGGCGACGCGCAAAAGTGTAGCACTTATCAAGGGTGTTACGGACGAGGTCGCAAAGAAGATTGAGGTCGAAATCACAGACCTCGTTTCACGCGGCGCCTCAACAAGAGAGATCGCGGCAAAACTGACGGAGATCGGCGGGTTCGGCAAAAAACGGGCCCAGTTGATTGCGGTCGATCAGGCCCACTCGTTCAACGCCAATCTGAATGAGATCAGGCAGACGCAGGCGGGGGTGAACCGCTACTCTTGGTCAACGGTGAGGGATCGCCGCGTCCGCCCGTTGCACCGCGCCAGGGAAGGTCAGGTCTACCGCTGGGATAGCCCTCCGAGCGACGGACATCCGGGTCAACCGATCCGTTGTCGATGTATAGCGCGGGCTATCCTCGATCTCGACGAGCCCGCGGTTCGCAAGTCCGAGCGCAGGCGCGCCCGCGTCGAAGGCCGTCGCGCCGTCGAGAACGCCCTGATGAGCTTCGCCCCGTAGTCCTTGGCGCGCGATAGCTTGGGCCTGGCATTCCAGGAGAACGCCGATGCTCATAACCGAAATTGTCAAGCTGCTAGAGGGCGCTGGCCTGCCGCTAGAAACGGAACCTCGCGCTCAGCGCCCTCGCGCAACACCAAAGTACTTCAAGATTAGAGAAATCCCACGATTTCGGCGTTCTGCGCCAGAGGTTGTTGCGCGGCTTGAGCGCCTGAACCCTGGTGGTGTGCACGAGAGCTGCTACCCTCGCGGCTGGCATCCTCATAAGAAGCTCGATCACTTTGTAGGCCGGACGATGCGCGTGCGCGAGTTCGTGCGGCGGTTTGGCCGCGAAGCATACGACGCGCTCGGCCGCGACGACATCATTCGGCGAGGGCATCGAAAGGGCGTTGCTTGGACCGCTGTTTGTTGCGTGTCCGCCCCGTAGGACAGGACAGCGCCCATGCTGCCCGATATCTTCAACATCAACGGCGCTTGGCTCGACACGGAAGATTGGGCTTTTGATGTCGCGCTGACGGGCGAGGATGGCGGGCCGCTGAACCTCACGGGATCGTCTCTGCGGTTGACGTTCAAGGCGCTCGCGGACAGCGCGGTCGTCAGTGAGCATGCGACGGCGCCCGGCATCGGCCTCACGATCAAAGATGGCTTCGGCGGCGTCATCACCGTCACCAGTCTCGCGTCAGCGCGGGAGTGGCGCTGCCCGGCCGGTATCGCCAGCCTGAGCTTCCCGCAGACCATCGTGGGCGATGTGATGCGACGGGCGGGCGCAGGCTTGCCCTATCGCGCACTTCAGCGGATCGGGCTCATCGTTCTACCCGGCACCACCGCCGAGGCGGCATGAGGACGCCCGAGATCGTCACCACCCCGAGGGGGCGGGCCAAGGTCAGCGTCTCGCAAGCGGGTCGGCCGGTGGTCACTGCCATCACCGTGCCGGGCGTTCAGGGGCCGCAGGGCTTCCAAGGCGTTCAGGGGCCGCCCGGCCCGCTCAACAATGGCTTCGGCACGGTCGATTACTCGGACGCCGACGCCGGCACACCGCTGGTGATCCCCGCCGGTACGTGGGTGCGGATGATGCGCAACCTCGTGCCGTCGTCCTCCAACGCCAACCCGCCTGCGGGGCCGTGGAATGGGTTCCGCTTCTGGCGCGACGGTGCGCTCCGAGCCCGTGCCGTCGGCGACCTGATCGCGCTGAAGTTCTCCTTCGTCGTCGTGCCGGAACAGCGTGGCTCGGCGATCCGCTTCGGTCTCTGGCCCGGCGGACAGAGCGAGTTCGATTTCGGTCCCGGCCCGATCGTCGTGTCATCGGATGCCGGCCAAGAAGAGCGGTCCAGCGCGACCTTCATCCAGAATGCTCGCTCCCGCTTCGTCATGTGGGGCGCCGAGGTTCACATCTGGTCGTCCTCCGGCGCGACGCTGCTTGAATTCAGTCCCGAGATCACGCCGCAAGGCTACGTCTCGGCCACGGCCTGAGGCCATTTCTCTCAATCAGCGGGTAGGCTCATGGCCGGCATTCACGTCGCCAACTGCAATCTCGTGACCTTCCAGGGCGCAACGCTGCCCCAGATGCCGCCCGTCTGGTCGCAGTCCATGGACAATCCCACGACGACCACCCTCGCTGCACAGGGCGAGCAGAGCAGCGTCTTCGTCATTGATGCGGACGTGGACGTTTTCGTCGCGGTTGGGACCTCGCCGAATGCCGGAAATACGTCCGGCGAAGGGCAAAATGCGCGGCTCAAGGTGCGTGCTGGAACCACCCGTGAGGTGTTCTGCCGTCCTGGGCACAAGCTCTCCTGGGTCGTGGCGACCTAGTCCAAGCCGATGGCGCTCAGGCTTTCAAATGTGCAGCGGCTTACAAGTCGTTTGCGGCTGAACTGGACGCTCGGCGCATCGGCCGTCCGTCCCCTGCCGACCCTGCCTGCGGTCACGGGTGGTTATCTCGTCGCCTACGGCCTGTCCCGCTTGATCGCGGGTTATGCCGGGCCGTGCATCCGGGTTCAGCGGGCGAGTGACAGCGCGCAACAGGACATCGGGTTTACTGCTGCGACAGGCCTTGTCGATATGGCCGCGGCCTTGACTTTCGCTACCGGCTCCGAACTGCGGGTCGTCACGTGGTATGACCAGACCGGCGGCGGCAAGCACGCGACTGGGTCGGCTACGGCGCCGTCCATTCTGCCGATCCTGACGACGATGCGGGCAGCCTACGGGCCTGCCTTCGCATCTCTGCCCGTCATTCTGCACCGGGGCCTGATCTATCCCTACACAGCCAATCAGGTGGCGGGCCTCGCAATCCCGTCCGCCCTGTCGGTCAATAAGGCCAACGTCGGGTTCTTGGACGCCGTCGCGCCGAACACCAGCCTGCGTCTGAACGCGATCAGCAACCTCGGCTCCAATGCAGGGGCCGGCCGGGTCAACCTTGTGGTGCAGACCGGGCAGGCGGGTATCGGGACTTTTGAGTATACCGCCGCGGGCTCGGGTCCGACGACGCGCGCCGCAGGCGCAGCCACGGCCCCGCGGATCAACTTCGGGGTTTACGGTGTCCACTCGACCTCGACGAAGCAGCGCATCCTCAGCGAGGATCTGAGCGCCACCTTCCCAGCGCAAGACTCGGCGACAATCACGGGCGGCGCGCTCGGCGGCGGATCGAACACGAACTCGTCCGCCTTTTTCACGGGGGACCGGTTCGCCTTCGTCGTCTTCACGGGCTCGGCCACGGATAGCGAAGTTGATACCGTTCGGACCACGCTGTCGGGCCTCGTCGGCTCGACCAAGCGCAACAACCGTATCGTCCTGATGGGCTCCAGCCTTCCCGAGAGCCGCGGCGCTAACAACCTCTCGGCAGGTTTCTACTCGACCCAGTCTGGCATCCGCATCGCCATGGGGCTGTTGTCGAAGGAGCCCGACGCCTACAACATTGCGATCTCCGGCCGCACGGCGACCACCGTTCGCGATCAGGCGGCGGCCGAGGCTGACCCGCTTGTCCTCGCGGGCGCGAACAACATCGCCCTGATCGACGTGGGCGGCAACGACATCGCCAACGGAGTGAGTGGAGCGGCGACCTACGCGGTCATCAAGACGATCGCGCAGGCGCGGCGCGCTGCGGGGTTCGGGAAGATCGTCGTCGCGACGCTCGCGCAGCGCACGGATGTTACGGGCACGCCGGCCAAGGAAACCGAGCGCGTCGCCTTCAACAACGCTCTGAAGGCTGGGCAGGCGGACATCGGGTACGACGGCCTGATCGACTACGACGCGATCCCGCAGCTTCAGAACCCGAGCAGCAGCAACACCTTCTACGTCGTCGATACCGACGGCAACTACACGCACGTCAACACGGCAGGCCAGTTCCTCCGCGGGCAGAAGGCCGCCCCGGTGCTGCAAGGGCTGTTGCAATGAGCATGCTCGGCGTCTACTGCCCAAATGACCCGGCCCGCGTGACCGCGTTCGAGGCGTTCATTGGGCGCCCGGTCGATCTCGCTATGCTGCACACGGGCCGCAACGGTTGGGCCGACTTCGACGGGTGCCCCGGCTGGCTCGTGGGCGTCATGGCGCCCCTGCCGCGGCGTCAGCACTGGTCCGTGCCGTTGATCCCGTCGTGGGGTGCCACGCTGGAAGAGGCGGCGAGCGGCAAGCACGATGCCCATTACGTGAAGGTCGCCAAGGACATCGCAGTCGCCCGCCCGCGCGACAGCGTTGTCTACATCCGCCCTGGGTGGGAGATGAACGGCAACTGGCAGCCGTGGGCGTCAAAGGGCCGAGAGGCGACGTACATCGCTGCGTTCGTCTGCTTCGTGAAGGCGTTCCGCTCGGTCTCGGCGCGCTTCCGCTTCGAGTGGTGCCCGAACGTCGGCCTCCAGAACTCGCCGCCCGATCTCACCTACCCAGGTGATGAGGTGGTCGATGTGATCGGCCTCGATTGCTACTTCAATCCGGACGACGGCTTGCCCGCAGGCGCGGCCGAGAATTTCGCCCACATGCTGGAGCGCCCGTTCGGCCTGCGCTGGCACAAGGGCTTTGCCGCCTCGCGAGGAAAGCCGCGCGCCTTCACCGAATGGGGCGTGTGCCGGCCTGGTTTCGAGCCCTGCGTGAAGGCGATGGCCGACTGGGTCTCCGCTCCCGACGTGCTCTGGCACGGTTACTGGGACGAGGCACAGTTCGCGGTGCGGGACGGCAAGCTCGGCTCGACCGGAACCGCCATGCAGACGGCGTTCTCGCTGTAGCCATGAAGCGCATCGGCTACCACGGCGAGGCCGGAGCCCTCGTCATCGTCGGGTCGAATGTCTTCCCGCCCGGCACGCTGACGCTCGTTGAGGCTGAAGGCGATTACCTTGAGGTGTGGTCGCTCGCGCAGCGCGTCGAACTGAAGGTGACGTGGCAGGAGGTGATGGCCTTGGACGGGATGACGTTCACCGTTCGGGCGGACGCAATTGCGTACCTGCGAGGCGAGTTCGATCGCCGCCCGCCGCTAGAGATCGCCCCCGCCGAAGCCGTAGCCGCAGCCGGCGCCTTAGCTGGACAGCCCATGACGATTTCGCGGCTGAACGGCCAGCTAATCCCGGCGCGTGCCGACACCTACCCGCTGGCCTTCGTTGTCGGTCTCGCGGCTAAAGATGCGGACACTGGGTTCGTCGCGTCGCTCACGCGCGAGACGCTGACGCTCTCCGACTGGACCGCAATTGCTGGCACGCCCTCGCTATCGGCAGGGCTGCCGTACTTCCTCGGGCCCGAAGGCGGTCTGACCCTGATCCCCGAGATGCGATCCGGGGCCGGCTACAGCAACGTTCGGCTCGGCATGGGGACCGGGCCGCAAACCTTCGCGCCGACGATCGCCGACCCGATCCTTCTGTAGGAGCCTGCCATGGCGCTGCGCAAACCCCTCGTTCTCGGCGACGACGGCCTGCCTCAGGCGCTTCAGTCCGGCGACACGATCTCCGTTCCCGTCAACGCGCCGTCTCTGCGTGCGGCCATCAACGCCGAGAGCGTCAGCATTCCCTTCGGCACGCCGGTCTACGCCTCGTCCGGCACGCAGGTGCGGCGCGGACAGGCGAACGCCAAGACGACGGCAAAGGTGGTCGGCCTCGTCTACGATAGCTCGATCGCTGCGGGCGCCTCAGGCTCCATCGCCCAGACCGGCATTCTCACCGGCACGACGGCACAGTGGGACGCGGTCGCGGGTACCACGGGCGGCCTCGCCTTCGGCACCTACTATTTCCTCGACCCCGCTTCGCCCGGCAAGATCACCGCAACTCCGCCGAGCACGGCGGGACAGGTCAACGTGTGCATCGGCTCGGCCCTCTCGGCGACCGAGCTTGAGGTCGACATCGAACTCCCGATCCTGCTCTGAGGGGATGATGCGTGGCCACCCGCAAACCCCTGGTCCTCGGGGCTGACGGGCTACCGCAACAGCTTCAGGGCGCAGACACGCTCCCCGCCACGGTCACGACCAACGCCAACGGCACGGCCTACACCTTCCCCGACGGGGCCATTGAGCAGTTCGTCAAGCTGACGCTCGTCAACGGCGCGGTGACGTGGACCTTCCCGATCCCGTTTCCGAACGCCTGCCTCCACGTCGATCCGGTGCCGGTGGTGGGCGGGCTCGCCGCGACCACGACCATCAACGCTTGGCTCGCGAGCGACCCGACCAAGACGCAGGTCGTCATCAACGGACGGTCGCTGACGACCGTGCTTGGCGTCCTGAACCTCGGCGCGGGCAGCTTCGACGTGAAGCTCCACGCCATCGGCAACTAGCCGCATCTCACAGGCATATCCGATGTTCTACGCGACCGATGCCGTCGCGCTCGGCGATGTCCGGGTGGGCGATGGCGGCTACCTAGAGGCCTTCGCCAAGACGGTGAGAACAGGCTGTCAAACCTACCTCGGCTCCGAGGTCGGTAAGCCGGAAATGCCGATCGTTACGGTCTACCGCGATGAGCGCGAGGTGTTCTCCAAGGACTCGCTGGAGAGCTTCCGTCTCATCCCGGTGACGGTCGATCATCCGCCTGGCGGCGTGAACGCCAAGAACTGGCGACAGGTCGCCCGCGGCACGACCGGCGCCGAGGTTTTGCGCGATGGCGAGTATCTGCGGCTCGGCCTGCGCGTGAAGGACGAGGACGCCGTCGCAGCTGTGCAGGCCGGCAAGTGCCAGCTTTCCGCGGGCTACCGCTGCGAACTCGAATGGGGCGATGGCGTCGCCCCCGACGGCACAAAATTCCAGGCCCGACAGGTCGGCATCGTCGCGGATCACATCGCGATCGTCAGCGCCGGACGTGCCGGCCCGCAATGCCGGATCGGCGACAGCTGGTCCGCCTTCATCGGGGACGCGCGCACCCCCGCTGACGACACGCAGCGCACCCCGCCCCCGAACAGGGATACCCCCATGAAGACGCACATGATCGGCGACAACGCCGTCGAGATGTCCGACGCCGCGATTGTCGCGGTCAAGGGCCTTCAGACGGAAATGGGTCGCCTCACGGCCGACAACCTCAAGCTCACCGCCGACCTGAACACCAGCACCGCGGCGCATGCGACTGCTATGCAGGCCAAGGACGCCGAGATCGCCGATGCCAAGAAGGCCGGCGAGACCAAGGACGGCGAGATCGCTGCCCTGAAGAAGCAGCTCGACGACGCCAAGCTCACCCCGCAGAAGCTCGACGACGCCGTCAAGGCGCGCGTCGCCGTGATGGCGGACGCTGAGAAGGTCGTCGGCAAGGGGAAGATCACCTTTGACGGCAAGACCGAGGCGGACATCCGCCGCGAGGCCGTGACGGCGCATCTCGGCGATGCGGCCAAGGCGCTGTCCGATGAGGCTGTCAACGGCGCTTTCCTCTCCTACGCCTCCAAGGCCCCGACGCTCGACCATCTCGGCCGCTCCATCAGCGCGTCCGTGCCCGCGCCCGGTCAGGTGATCGGCGACGCCTCGACCGCCGCCTACGACGAGATGTGCCGCTCCTACGACGGCGCGTGGAAGCGTCCGACCCACCAGCCGCAGGGGAATGCCTGATGCCCGCAGTTCAGTCCGTCTATGGCGGCAACATCGCCCCCGGTTTCGAGGGCATGCCGGCCAACATGGAGGTCCGTAACACGATCTCCCGCACCATCGAGACCAACACCGGCATCGGCTTCGGCAAGCCCGCCTATCAGGGCGCGACCGACCAGTCCGTGGCCGCGACGGGCTCCATCCTCCGCGGCGTGACCGAGGTGGATCACAACGTCCGCCCGACCGCGGCGCAGACCGACGCCTACGCGCAGGGCGACACGGTCACCATCATGACGCGCGGCGTGATCTGGGTGGTCGTGTCCGGCGCCGTCACCGCGGGCGCGCCTGCCTACCTCACGTCGGCCGGCGCGTGGTCCGCTACCTCGTCCGGCAATACCGCCGTCCCCAACGCGATCTTCGACAGCAGCGCGGCCAACAACGGCCTCGCGCGGCTGCGCGTCGCCTTCATCTGAACCTTTTAGGAGCGCCTGACATGCAGGGCCAGTACACGATCGACGCGCCGCGTGCGCTGGCCTTTCTGGTCAGCCAGCAGGCTTACATCGAACCCGGCGTCTACCGCACCCAGTACGCCGCGATCCGCTACCCTCGGCTCGTGCCGATCGAGCGCAATGCGCCCGAGTGGGTTCCGTCCGTCACCTACTTCTCCATGGATCAGGTCGGCCAGGCCAAGTGGGTGAGCGGCGCGGCCAACGACGTGCCGAAGGCCGACGTGCTCAAGCGGCAGTTCGAGACCACCGTCTCGATGGCTGGCATCGGCTACGGCTACGATCTGGAGGAGATCGGCAAGGCGCAGCTCCTCAACATCAACCTGCCTCCCGAGAAGGCCGATGCGGCGCGTCGGGCGTCGGAGGAGTTCATCGATCAGGTCGCGCTCTTCGGCGACACGCCGAAGGGCTACACCGGCCTGCTCAACAACCCCAACGTCACCACCGGCTCCGCGGCGGCGACGGGCAACCTGAACGGTCAGACCAACTCGACCCTCTGGGTGAACAAGACCGCCGATCAGGTGCTGCTGGACGTGAACACCCAGCTCATCGGCATCTACAACGGCACCTCGCAGGTGGAGATGGCAGACACCCTGCTCCTCCCCTACGACCAGATGCTCGCGCTCTCCTACCGCCGCATCGATCAGGTCAACTCGACCACGGTCCTCGAATGGATCCGGCGCAACAACATCTACACCATCGAGACCGGCCAGCCGCTGGAGATCATCGGCGTGCGCGGCCTTGAGACGGCCGGTGCCGGCGGTACGGCCCGCATGGTCGCCTACCGCAAAGACCCGTCCGTCGTGAAGCTGTGGATGCCGATGCCGTTCCGGTTCTTCCCGGCGTGGCAGACAGGCCCGTGGCGCTTCGACGTGCCGGGCGCCTTCCGCATCGGCGGCGTCGATGTCCGCCGCCCCGGCGCCTTCCGCTACCTCGACGCGATCTAGGAGGCGCCATCATGGTCATGGTCACCAATCGGGCCAAGGGCCCGCGGCTCTTCCACGAGACGGACAAGACGCAGCCGACCGTTCTCTACCCCGGCGAGAGCCGCGACCTCAACCTCGTCACGCGCAACGACGTTGTGCTCAAGGCGTGGGAAGAGGCCGGCGAGATCGAGTTCGGCAAGGCGGCAGCGGAAGCAGAGACCAAGCGCCCGGAGGCCCCGCTGGGCAAAGCGCCGGCCGAACTCGAAAAGCTCACCGACGAGGAGCTTCGCGTCTACATCACGGAGCGCGGCGGCAAGTTCGATGGCCGGTGGAAGCGCGACCGTCTGCTGGACGAAGCGCGCGGCGTGCCCGCGCAAGGCTGAGCATGCCCAACCTCGCCGACATCACGGCAGCGGAGTTCAAAACCCGCTACCCGGCCTTCAAGGACAAGGATGACATCTACGTCACCGCTGTCCTTAATGAGGCGCGCGGCGAGGTGAACGACACGTGGATCGAGCGGGACCGAGTTCCAGCCCTGCTCGCCTACGCGGCCTATCTCATCACCTCCGAGGCCAGTGCCGCAGCGAGCGTTGCCGTTGGCGGCGGGCTCAACGTTGGTATCTCCGGCCCCTTGGTTGAGGCCTGGATCGGCGATGTGAAGGCGAAGTTCGCCGAACCTCAGGGCGGGGGCGGCTCCGGTTCGGGCGGCGGTTCGGCCATCTCGCCCGCTGCCGCGCTCTACTGGCAGCAGTACGACAAGCTGCGTCGCCGCTCGTTCCCTGCGGTCCTGATCGTATGAACATCCGCGCCGACGTGACGATCACCCGCAAGGGCGATGGCGTCGCGCTGCTCCGCAAGATCCTCAGCAACCTCGCGGGGGCTAGGGGCGAGGCCAACGTCAAGGTGGGCTTTCCTGCGGGCAAGGTGCCGGGCGACATCGTCACGATTGCGTTCTGGAACCATGAGGGCACCCGCGGTGGTGCCTCCGGCGGTGGTTGGGGCGGGCCGATCCCGCCGCGCCCGTTCATCCAGCAAGCGATGTTCAAGGCGCGCGGCGAACTCAAGACGTTCCTGCGCGCCGAGGCCAAGGGCATCCTGACGGGCCGCATCGGGCTCGCGCAAGCCCTGCCGCGGCTCGGCATCTGGGGCCAGCAGAAAATCCAAGATCAGATCGGGTCGAACATGGCGCCGGCCAACTCGCCCGTGACAATCGCCCTCAAAGGTTCGAACCGGACGCTCACCGACTCCGGGCGCCTCCGTGCCTCGGCCACCTGGGCGCTGGAATAATGGACCTGTCCATCGGCGCCGTCGGCATCAGCCTGTTTCAGAAGCCGGCCATGCTGCACGTCAGCCCCGGCGGGTATGTAAATGGGCGATGGCAGGAGGCCCCGGCCGCCCTGCCGATCCAGGCCGTGATCCAGGCCGCGACCCAAACCGATCTGTTGCAACTCGCCAATGCAGACAGGCTCGACGGCTACGTCCGCATCTACACTCACCACCCGCTTGAGACGGTGAACGAGGATCGGGAAGCCGACGCCCAGCGCATCGTGACCCCTGAGGGTGTGACCTACCGCATCGTCAAGGCCGGGCGCCGTTCCGAAGCCGACTTCACCCGCGCGATCGGACGGCTCGAAAATGACCGAGGACGGACAGTTTGACCGGCTGCGCGCCCTTCTCGTCGCCGTCGATGCGGAGAGCGTCCTTTTCGGCCAGACCAAAGAGCGCCTGACCGACATCATCTTCCACCACCAGCGCGCCCCGACGCCGAAGGGCGCCTACGCCGGCCTCGTCCCCCTTGGCTCGACTGAGAGCGGCGACGGTTGGACCCTCTGCTACGAGAAGGTCATCCTCGACGGCGTGGAACGCATCGTCGAGGTCCGCACCATCGGCCTCTCCTGTGGCTGGCGCATCGACATCTACGCCTCCCGCCCGCGCGACTACGCCGACGCGTTCTCCGCCGCCCTCCGCTCCGCCCGAGCACAGCTCGAACTGCTGCCGGCCGTCGTGTCCGAGGTCGGCGAGATCAAGCAGTCCGCCGAGCGCTCGCAGGAGAATTGGGAAGGCCGCGCGAACTTCACCGTGACCCTCACCGTCGCCCGGCAGCAGCGCACGCTCATCGACGTGATGGAGCGCGGGCACATCGACTTCATCGGATCGGGCGGTCCCACCACCATCCGCACCTCCCTCGACTACGCGAAGGACTAGCCCATGCCGATCCGGCTGCCTATCGACCGCTCCGTTTCGGTCACGCTCACCCGCGAGGACCAGTTTCCCACGACCTTGGGGTTCAACACCGCGCTCATGCTGGTGCCGACCGCCATCAATGGCGTGCTGGATGCCACCCACCGGACGCTGCTCTACTCCAACATCTATGAGGTGGAGTTGCAGTGGCCGTCGGCCAGCGAAGAATACAAGGCTGCGCTGCGCTTCTTCTCCGCCAAGGTGCGCCCGCCGCAGCTCAAGTTCGGCTGGTACGACGCCAGCAAGGACATGCTGGACGAAATGAGTGCCATCTATCAGGCCGATCCCGATTTCTTTTGGCTGCTGCACACCAACGTCCTGAACGACACCACAAAGCAGCGTGCTATCACCGACTGGGCCGAACCGCGTGAGGTGATCTTCGGCGCAGACAGCAACGACACGGACACCGAGATCCCCGGCTCAACCGATGACGTGACGTTCGCGGCGACGATCTCGCAAGCGGCTCCTGGCGTCATCACGAAGACCGCGCACGGCCTCGCCAACGATCAGCAGGTACGGTTTACCACCTCGGGCACGCTGCCTGCACCGCTCTCGCCGACCAACACCTATTTCGTCGTCAATGCCTCGGCCAACACGTTCAGCGTGTCGGCGACGCAGGGCGGCACGGGTATCGCGACGACAACGGCAGGCACCGGCACCCACACCGTGACGGCTCCGCAGTTCGGCGGCTCCGTTGCTGAGTACGTTGAGAACAAGCGTTACGACCACACCGCCGTGTTCTACCACACCGATCCCGGCTCTTATCTTGCCGCTGCCGCCTTCGCCTACGCCTGCGGGCGCGATCTCGACCGCGCGAACTACGTGCGCGCAGCGGCCGGCGTGATCGACAGCGGGCAGGCCTACACCCTCAAATTCAAGACGCTCCCCGGCGTGGAGCCAGTCAACAAGCCCTCGGCGACGATCCAGGCGGTGACCGGCTTCATTCCCGGCATCGGCATCAATCGGGCCGCTGGCCACACCGCCAACACCTACGTCAACATGGGTGGCCGCAACATGCTGCTGGAGGGCACGGTCGGTTCTGGCGCCTTCATTGATACGATCCATTCGAGCGCTTGGATCAGGGCGCGCGTGCAGGAGAGCGTGTTCGGCGTGCTCTCCAATGCGGCCGTGGTTCCCTACACCAATCAGGGCACCGCCTTCCTGATCGAGGCTGGCGTGCATCCGCCGATGCGGCGCGCCTTCGCGGCCGGCGTCATCGCCCCCCGCTTCGGCGACGATGGCGAGTTCGAGCCCGAGTTCAAGACGGCCGTGGACGACGTGGCCAACGTACCCGTCTCGCAGCGCGCGAACCGTATCGCCCCCGACATCCAAGTCGAGTTCCTGACTTCCGGCGCGATCCATTTTGCGTCGGTGTCTATGACCCTCAAGTTCTAAACAGGAGCGCCACATCATGGCCGATTGCGGCGTCTTCGGCACGTATTCCTTCCGGAACGTGGCCTTCACCATTGACGGAGCCCTCGTCACCAACTTCGACGAGGGCGACGACTGCATCATGATCGAGCCGACGAGCGATCTCGGCACGGCGAAGGTCGGCGCGGATGGCGGCTCCATCCTGTCGATCACCGCGGACCAGACGGCCACCGTGACGATCCGGCTCCTGCAGAACTCGCCGATGAACCGCTTCCTTGAGAACAAGGTGAAGCGGATGCGCAGCGGCGCGCTCACCGGCACCACGTTCGCCATCGGCTTCACCGATTTGTCGAGCACGGAAACAGGCGGCTGCACGCAGGCGATCGTGATGAAGGAGCCGGGGTTGAACTACGGCGTCAACTCCAACAATCGCGAGTGGGCTCTGTTCTGCCCGTGCTGGCAGAAGGGCACCGTGCAGGTGAACGCGGCCTAACCCTCCACCGCGAACGGGTTGAGCACCTTTGGGTGGTACGACGGGTTCGGGGTTTGCTTGATCTCGCCGCTCTTGCCCTCGAACTTGCAGCGGGTCGAAGGCGGGGAGCCGCAGAGCTTCGTGATGTTGCGCTTGCCAACGCACTTACCGTCTGGCGCGCGATAGCCCGGCCCATCCTTGCAGCCGCAGTAATTGCAGAAGCCTCCGCGCCCACCGCCACCGCCTCGACCGCGGGCATCCGCCGGCTCTACGGCGAGCAGCCCGAGCGCCATCACGGCGCAGGCAAGTCCGGCGACGCGAAATGATCTAGGTGGCGCTGGTCCCGTGCGTCGCATGGTACTGCCTCAATTCGTTCTGATAGTGCATCTCGGCCGCAAGCTCGACCCGGAGTCGATCTTGGTTCTTGCGGATCATGCCGGGGATCAGGACCAAGTCGAACAGGGTCCACAGCAGTCCAATCAGCAGCAGGTTGAGCAACACCTGCGTGCAAGCGGTCATCGGCCTGCCCAAATAGAAGCGGTGCCCGCTGAGAAGGCCGAGAAAAACCCAAAACAAGTAAGCAACGAGCACCGACTGCGTGCGGTTCGCAACCTGCTGCTCAATCAGCATTTGCTCAGGCACAGAAAGCGTATGCGCAGGCCTGTGTGGCGCGGGCGTCTTGGGCATGCGGTCCTCGGCTTGGCCCCTCCCGACAACCTTCCAATGAACGGCGCAGGACGAGATGGCATCTGAACGCAAAATAGGTGGGGTTGTCTACCGCTGCGATAAGGTGCCCGCGGATCAGGGCCTCGCCCTGTTTGGCCGCGCGTCCAAGGTGCTGGGCGTCGATAGCCTTGCCATCATCCGCGATGGGTCCGACCGCACGAAGGCGATGGAGGAGTACCTTGTCCTCGCGCTCGGCCAGGGCGGCGACCCGGCCGATCTCGCGGGCCTGATCGCCGATCTCGTCGGGATGTGCACGGCCGGACCCGATCCCTGCGTCATCGGCGTGAAGCCAGAGAGCATGGAAGACACCGTGGAAGTCGCCTTCTGGTGCTTGGAGGTGCAGTTCAAAAGTTTTTTGGCCGTCGCCCTGTCGCCCCCGCCCCCGAGCGAAAAAGCTCCGGCGGCCTAAGGCAGCGCGAGGTGGACGCCATTGCCCCCAATCTCGGCGACAGGTTCTATCTCTACCGACCCACGGCGGCTTTTCGCACGCCACCACTCTGCACGATCGCCGAACTCCGGACCGTCCTGACCATCGACGACCTCGCCGACATGCATGAGGCGATGAACCTCCAAGACGCGGCCATGCTGCGGGCGGAGGAGGAAGCCGAGCGCGAGCGGGCCCGTAACGCACGCAATGGACCGCGCCGCCGATGACGGTAGAAGAGCTAATCGCCAAGCTCGGGTTCCGCCTCTCGGGGCAGGGCGACCTCCGCAAGTTCCTCACGGATATTGAGAAGGCGCGCGCTGCGCTCAAAAAGTTCCAGGGCGCGTCGAAGGAGATGCGGCTGGACTTCCGGTCCCCCGGCTTGGATCGGCTCACGCGCGACATGCGCCGCGCTCTCGATGACGCGCGCAGGATGCGACGGGAGTTGGAGCGGATCAGGCTCGGCGGAGGCCCTGGCCCCGGCCCGCGGCCCGGTCCCGGCGGGGGCGGTGGGGGCCGAGGCCCCGGCGCCGGCAGCGTTGCGGCAGGCAATCTCATCGCAGATACGGCGCGCGGCGCAGTGCGCATCGCAGGCAAGCCGTTGACTACATTCGCCAACGAAGAGACCGCAGCCAAGCAGTTGCAGCTCACGGCTGGCGTCTCGGCAGAGCAGGTGGCGAAGGATAGGGGTGCCTTCGCGAACCAAGCCCGCGAACTCGGCACAACGCCGAAGAAGATGCTGGAAGTTGCCAACGCCTTCGCGGCGGCTGGTCTTACCTATGAGCAGTCGGTGGGCGCAGTCATTCCGACGATTAAGGCGGCCAAGGGTGGCTTCGCTGAACTGTCCGATGTGGCACAGGCTGGCATCGCCAGTATGAACAATCTGAAGATCTCGGTCGGCGATCTACCGCAAGCCTTTGACATCATGGCTGCAAGCGGCAAGGCCGGTCAGGTTGACTTTAAAAACCTCCCCGGCGTGCTGCCCGAGCTTTTGGCCTCAGCCGAGAAGGCGGGCTACAAGGGATTGGGGGGGCTCACTGATGTGACCTCTTTCCTCCAGTTTGCGCGCAAGTCGACCGGCACTGCGGGCGAAGCCGCGAACAACATCAAAAACTTTCTAGATAAGATTTTTGCCGAAGTGACCACTAAGGCCTTTAAAAAAGAAGCGGGAATTGATCTTGAGAAAAAGATCCAAGAAGGAGAAAAGCAGGGAAAAAATGCGGCGCAGGTAACGCTTGAGGAAATGGTCAAATTCACTAAGGGCAATCCATTTAAGTCCAAGAAAGTTTTCGGAGACATCCAGGCCGGAGATTTCATCACCGTGTTTCTGAAATACAAAGATGAAATCCAGAAGCTTGCGGATCAAGTCACGCAGACCGCGCCCGGTATGTCGGAGCGCGATTTCGGCGAGGTCATGGCCACGCTAACGCAGAAGGGCGAGCAGCTTGCCGCCGCCTTCGACATGCTGCTGGGTAAGATCGGCGAGTTCGGTTCGGACGCGGCCAAGCGCGCCGCGGACGTGGCGGCAAAGGGGCTCGAAGGCTTCGCGGGCAAGCAGCAATCTGCCGAGGAGACCGCCCGGTTCGTCGGCGGGCTCAATGCGAAGTTCGGCCTTCCGCCCGGCTACACCCCCGAGCCCGAAACACTCCCGATCCCGCCGACCTTCACGCGCGATGCGGCGGCAGCGCGGCTGGCCGGTCGCGGTAAGAAGCAGACGCTGTCGCTCGATACCCCGACCTCGCCGGGCTTCCACGCCCCGACCCTTGGTGGGGCCTTCGGCCTATCGGGTCCGCAATCCGGGCAGATGGGGCAGGCGGTGGAGAAAACGGTTCAGAACATCACCAACAACACCAACACCGGCAACGACCAGAGGACGCAAACCGCCAGCGTCACGGTCAGCGCGACGGGCCTGCAAGAGATCGCCAACCTCGTGACCTCCCACGTCAAGTCGGCGCTGTCCTCGCTCGGGCCCTCCATCGCCAAGGGCAACACCACGCCGACCACCGGTCTCACGCTCACGGGTCCGTGACGCATGCCGATCTTCTTCCCGCGCTCCATCGGGCCCGTCTTCATCGACGTGGTAGTGGAGGAGTCCGCCACGGCCGCGATGGAAATCCCCTCGCACCCGGTCGAGCGCGGCGCCAAGATCAGCGACCATGCGTGGCGCCTGCCCACCACGCTCAAGATGACCAACATCACGCAGGACGTGACGGGTCCGTGGCGAGCGCTCAACGACATCATGGCGCTGGCCGAGCCCTTCGACATCCTCAACGGGTTCGACCTGTTCCCCAACATGATGATCGAGAGCATCGAGCCGCAGCGCGATGTGATCTGGGCCAACGTCCTGTTCTTCACGGTGAGCCTGAAGGAGGTCATCATCGTGGAGACCGCCGAGAGCGCAGGCAACGCCGGCACGGGCGGCGACCCGCGCGGGCAGGGCAAGACGGCGCGCGGGCAGGTGCAGGCCCGCAAGGTGGATACCGCCTCGGGCAGGGGCGCCAAGGTCAAGGCTGAGCTTCGGGCATCCAGTGGCACGGCAGTCGCCTAATGGCCATCTACGAGATCACCGTCACCGACGTGCCGTGGCAACGCCTAGAGACCTACCTGTCCGACACGGCGGTGTCGATCGAACTGTGGTGGAACGAGACCAGCGCACGGTGGTCGATGTCCCTGGAGATCGCGGGGACGCTGGTGCTGTCGGGCAAGCGGCTCGTGACGGGCGTTAATTTGCTGGCGCCCTACGAGTTCGGCATCGGATCGTTCTACGTGGTGGATTACGAGGGGCTGGGAGGGGCGCCAGGGCGCGACAGCCTGCCGAGCGGGCAGTTTATCATCTGTCACGACGATGGGCTTCCTGAGGCCGCCTGATGCGCTTGTTTGGGCGGATCATCCGCGTGACCGTTGAGGGCAGTGCGGGCAAGGCGACGTTCTTCGGCGACCAGAGCCCCGAGGCCGGGCTTCGCATTTCCGGCAGTTGCACGCAGACCATCGGATCGAAGCCGAACGCGGGCAACGTCACGATCACGAACCTGTCCAAGGCGCGTCGGAACATGCTCGGCAACGAGTACGACAAGCTGACGGTCGAGTTCGGATGGAAGGGGATGGCGCCGTGGGTGCTGTTCTCCGGCGACATCCGCGACGTGTCGCACGCCAAAACCTCGCCGGACATCGAAACGGCGGTGGAGGTCGGCGATGGTGACAAGGCGATTGGGCAGGGCAAGGCGTCGAAGACGTTCCCGGCCGGCACGAAGCCGAAGGACATCGTTGAGTACCTGCGCAAGCAGATGCCGGGCCTCGCCAAGGGTGAGATCAAGGGGCTGGACGACCTGCCGTCCACCAAGCGGCCGACGACCCTGTACGGCTACGCCTACCGCGAGATGGACAACATCGGCCGCCAGCACGGCCTCTACTGGTCGATGCAGAACGGCAAGATGCAGACCGTCAAGGCGGACGAGCATCTGGGCGGCAACATCCTGATCTCCGCCGAGACCGGCATGATCGGCGTGCCAACCCCGACGGACAAGGGAGTCAAGGTCACGACCCTCATCATCCCCGGCCTGATCCCCGGCCGGGTGATCGATGTGCGCTCCGAGTTCACCGACACCGGCCTCGCCGCGAAGAAGGACAAGCGCCCGACCGACGCCGGCGGCGGTCTCTTCCGCATCGCGTCCGTGGCCTACACCATCGCCTCGCGCGACGACGATTGCACGGCCGAGATCGAGGCCAACCGCATCCAGGGCGGCAAGGTCAAGAAATAGGAGGCTGCCATCGCAGGCCACCAAGGCACATCGACCCGGCGCAGCGTTGACGAGATGCTGGCCGCGCTGATCGAGACCGAGCGCGCCGATGTCAACACGATGATCCCCGGCGCCATCGTCTCCTACGATGCGACGCGCCAGAAGGCGACGGTTCAGCCGCGGCTGGCCATGCACATCGCTGGCGAACTGGTGCAATCGCCGCAGCTCATGGAAGTGCCCTACGCCTATCATCGCGCGGGCGGCACGGTCAGCCACTCCCCGCCGAACAAGGGCGATGAGGTGATGCTGGTGGTGGCGCAGCGGTCCTTGGACCAGAGCGCCGACGACGGGTCCGACGCCAGCGGCAACCGCGGGCGGATGCACAATCTGTCCGACGCCGTGGCGATGCCCTCGCCCTACTCCAAGCCGAAGGAGCTGAAGCAGCTTCCCAAGGGCGACTACAAGGGCACCGAGGACGGCAAGACCGGGATCACCACCGACCCGAATGGCAAGAAAGTCACCGTCGCCACCGACGCTAAGCCCGATACGCCGAGCCATGATCTGAACGAGCAGATGAAGGGCCTCGCGGCGCGGGTGGCGCAGGCCGAGAACAACCTTCATGGCCTGTTCGATGTGACCTCGAAATTCCGCGAGATCGTGCAGGGTCGCATTCCCGAGGTCGCCGCCGTCGCCGGCATCCTCAACCAAAACCCGTCGGGCCTGGAAGCCATGGCCGGCGCGATTGAGGGCAAGGCGCAGGCCTACCTTCAGATGGCGGTGCAGCAGGCGCTGGCGAAGTTCCTCAACCCGAACCTGGCCGGGCTCGCTTCGCTCCTGTCAGGCAACGTCGAGGGGTTGCTAGGCGCGGCTGAGGCGCAGATCGGCAGCCTGATCGCGGCCAATCCGATCATCAATGCCTTCGACGACATTCAAGCCGAGATCGGCGCTCTGGCTGCGGGCGAAGTGCCCGGTGATGTGGCAGGGCGGTTGTCGGGCCTGCAAGCGCAGGCGACCGCGATGGCGGCGGCGCATCCCGCCATCGGCCAGATCCTCGCGCTGCGCGGGCAGATCGCGAGCCTGCTGAACCTCGCGGGGCCCGGCATCGGCTTTCTGGAGCCGCAGAAGCGGCTGGTGCAGGGCATCACCAAATCCATGCGCTTCGGCGGACCGGGGTAGTTCCATGCCAACCTACATCGGCCTCGGCATCACCCCGGAGCGGCGGGAAATCCTCGCGACGGAAAACGGCGCGACGCTCACGGACGAGCGCGGACGCCCGCTGCTGGCGTTCTCGTCGAACAACGACCTCACGCTCGACGAGACCGGCAATCTGCGCATGGTCTACGATGCGCAGGCCGTGGGCGAGCACGCACGCCAGCGACTCCAGTTCTTCAAGGGCGAATGGTTCTTGGACCCGCGCATCGGCGTGCCGTGGTTCGAACAGGTGCTCGGCTTCTCCGGCACGCGCCCGCAAGTCTCCGAGGCCATCGTGAAGCGCGTCATTCTCCAGACGCCGGGCGTGACGGGCCTGTCGGGGATCAACACCACCTTCGATCGGGCCGTTCGCGGCATGCGCGTGTCCGATGTCCTTGTTGAGACCGAGTTCGACGAGACCGTGGAGGTCTGATTGTCCTACGGCACGACCCCGACCGGCTTCTTTCGCAAGCCGCTGACGGTGATCCTCGACGAGATCGAGGAAGCGGCGCGTGGCGTTTTCGGCCTTGGCGTCATCCAGTCAGAGGAAAGCCCACTCGGGCAACTTAACGGGTTCTGCGCCTCGCTCATCGCGACGGAGTGGGAGCACGCTGAGGACGTTTATCAGAGCTACGACCCGGATCAGGCCGAGGGCATCCGGCTCGAACAGCTCGGGCGCATCCGTCTGCTGGGCCGGATGGATGGAGAGGCCGACGCCTCGTATCGTCAAGCCATCACCAATCAGGACCGCGCGCGGATCGACCTCGCCGACCTGTCCCGCGCCGTGGCGCAGGTGGACGGCGTCACCTACGTGCAGGTGTTCGTCAACCCGGATGACGCCGCCGACGCGGATGGGGTCGGAGGCCATTCCATTGCGGTCGCAGCGCTCGGCGGCAGCGATGGCGCCGTGGCCCGCGCCATCCGGCCCTACGTCGTTCCCGGCATCGACAGCTGCGGCAACACCCGCGTCGAGATCGATGTAGACGGCTACTGCCGCACGATCAGCTTCGTCCGGCCGGCGGCGATCCGCATGGGCTTGCAGCTTGTGGCGAGGGTCAAGCCGGACCGCAATGGCTGTCCGCCGCCGTCCAGCGCCGCCATCGGGCTTGCCGCCGCCAATGCCCTGACGGGTCCGACCCGCCCCGTGAACGGGCAGGACATCGATCTCCACCTCATCCGCACGGCGGTGTCCACCGCCTTCCCGAACGTCGAGATCGTCAGCGCGACCTACACCCTTCTGCCCGATGGTGACGTGACCCCGCTTCCCGCCATCGTGCCGTTCCTGTTCATCGCCGAAATCGTGCCCTCGGCGATCACGGTCGAACTCGTCTGATGTCCGACCTCTGCCCTGAAAAGGGTGTGCTCGTTGACCGCGAGTTGAGCCGCATCGCCACGCAGTACCGCGAGGCCAAGCGGCTGCGCGGCTACATGGGCGCCGTGCTGGGTCAGTTGGAGGATGTGGCGCGGGTCACCTGCGACATCCCCAACCATTTCGATCTCAACACGGCGGTCGGCGAACAGCTCACGTGGATCGGCAAGCGCATGGGCGTGCCCCGCTGCCACTGCGTCTGCAATACCAAGCCAATCCACGGATACGCCTGCGAGGGTGAGCAGTACCCGTTTCCCCTCTCCGGCTACTGCGAGGATGGAACGTATCTCGGGTGTGACGGCGTCTCGACGCTGTGCCTATCGGATGACGAGGTGTTCCGCGCCCATCTGAAGGCGCGGCGCTACCAGATGCTCGGCCTGTTCGATCTGGAGAGCCTGTCCGCGTCCATCCGGCATGTCTGGGGCCGCGCCGCATGGGTGCCGCAGGCCAAGCGCGGGCAGGTGGTCCTGTCGCCGGGGCGCGATCTCAGCAGCGCGGAGCGGACGCGCCTCGCCGTCACGCTGCGCATCCTCCCCGTGGCGCCGGGCATGCGGATCGCGATGCACTTCGGCGCCGCCCCCATCGCCGGCTACGGCACCGGCTGGGCCGGCTACTGCGACGAGAGCGATCCGTCCATCATTGGGCATCTGCTCTGCCCCGTCGTGATCGACCCTTACGCCTGCCCCTGACGGGCCTGAAGGACTTTCCATGAAGCAGGATTTTTCTGGCCTCTGGGCCGGGGGCGTGCCGTCGAGTCGGCGCGAGCCCGATCCGGTTGAGATCGCGGGCGGTTTCCCCTGCGGTCCGCTTGATCGCGAGCGCGACAATGAGATGAATTACCGGTGGTTTCAGGCCTACCGGGAACTCAGCAACGTCATCACCCTGTCGGGCCAGACGCCGAGCGAAGGTGACCTGTCCCAGGTCTGGAAAGCGATCCTCGCCGCAGTGGCGTTGGGTGCGCCCAACCTGCACTTCGGCACCGCGAGCGGCACGTCCTCGCAACTGACCGTCGCCACGACCACCCCGGCCATTCGCATACCCTACCGCGACGGCGCCATCGTCCTCGTCTGGCTCCCGCCCGGTCTTTCGGTCGGTACGAATGCGAACATTTCCCTCGGCAACGGCGAGCGCATTCCGATCCTGCGCAACGATGGCTCGCCCATCCGAACCGGCGATGGACCCGGCGGATCATTCCTGCTCTTGGGCTGCAACGCGGGCAACAACTGGCGCCTGCTTACGCCGGGCCAGGCCGAGTATCCGCGCATCCTCGGCACCGCCACCATCTACGTCGCCTTCGACGGCAGCGACACGGCCGATGGTCGCTCGCCCGCAACCGCTCTGCGCACGATCGCAGCGGCGTTCGACAAGGCCAAGGGCTACTACCTGCTCGGCGACCGGCTCGTCATCCAGCTTGCCAAGCCCGGAACGTACCCGTTCCCGGTGGAGTACCCCTCCCTGTCGGGTTCGATCCAGATCCGGGGGGATCAGAACGCGCAGCAGAACTACATCCTGACGGGCTCGGGCGCGGGCAGCGCGCGCGGCGGCGTCGTTGAGGCCGATGGCTTCAGCCTTTCGCTGTTCGGCTTGACGGTGCGCAACACCGGGACCGACAAGTTCACGGTGGCCGCCTCGGGGGGCGGGCGTGTCTCGACCACCTACGTCACCCTCACGTCGGTCGCGCCGATCAACGCCTTTCACTTCTACGTCACGGGCGGCGCCGAAGGGGCGATCAACACGGGCACGATCTGGGCGTCTTCAGCCGCGGGCATGATGTCCTGCCGCAAGGGCGATATCAGCGTCTCGACAAACGCTTCGTTGGAGGTCCAGAACACCCCTACGTGGTCCATTGCCGCTGCGGTGCCTTTGGACTTCGGTACCATGAACGCCCGGCCGGGATCGATGATCTCCGGGACGGCCAGCGGAAAGCGGTTCTCCATCGACACGCCGGCCATCATCCGTGTCTCCGGTGCGGGAATGAACTTCTTCCCCGGTGACGTTGCCGGCACGATCAACGACGCCGCTGGGCGGTATTACTCGTGAGGGCGGTCATGGAATACGATCCCGTCCGCAATGTGTGGCGCGCCGCCGACGGACGCCTGTGGTCCTCAATCACCATGGGCCCCGTCACGGAGGACGAGGCATCAACCGCGCAGTGGTTGGAGCGAGGCGGCATCCCCTCGACTTGGCCCCGCGACGAGAACGGAGAGCAGACGCAGGCGGCGCTTGAGGCCGTTCTGTCGTCCTATGGCCTCGTGAGCGAGCCTGCCCCAGAGCCGGCCAAGCCGAGATCGCGGCGCGCCGCGCGCGGCTGACCCGCCGCCCCTCCCAAACGCACCTTCGCCGACCTCCCCGACGCTGCCGATCCTTCGGCGGCGCGCGAGCACATGGGCATCACCATGGCCGAGACCATCACAGTCACCGTGCCGCAGCTTCCTGCGCTGGTCGGCGACGACACGGATGACCTGATCGCGGTGTGGCGCGGCGATGGGTTGGGGCGCGTCTCGCGCTCGTTGATCCGCGGCACGCGCACGTTCACCGGACCCAGCGGCCCGCCCATCCAGCCGTCCGAGATCGTGGCGCTGAACCCGGCCCTCGGGGATCGCTGGCGCAACACCGTGACTGGAGACGAGTGGAAGGTCGCAGCGCTCGACCCGTTCACGTGGGAGCCGGACGGCAACGTCAAAGGCGCGCCCGGCGAGACGACGGCGACCTTTCTCGTGGTGACCGCGGCGGAAGCCCTGCCCAAGGGCGCGCTCGTCAACCTGTTTCCGGTGGGGGGCGTGACGCGCGCGCGCAAGGCCGACAGCCTGTCGGCGTCCGGCGCGAAGAAGACCGACGGCTATGCTTTGGTCGCGACGGATCAGGGCGATCCGGTGGCGGTCTACCGTGACGGCGTCAACGATGCGCTGAGCGGTCTGTCGCCGGGGCTGGACTACTACATGGGCCCCTCTGGCACCGTCACCGCGACCGAGCCCACCGCCTCCGGCCAGACGGCACAGTACGTCGGCAAAGCCCTCTCGGCGACCGCACTGGCTTTCCAGCCGCGCCCCTTCGTCGGCCGCGCCTAGCGCCCGACGACTCAACCAAGCCCATTCTCTCGAAATTCAGAGGTTGACGGCCCATGGCGTCTGTCAAGGCCCTGCGTTCTGCGTCCGGCGGCGGCTATCAGGAAATCGGCCCCAGCGACCGTCTGGCGGGCGATGCGACCGAGATGGTCGTCACGGCCAAGGGCGCAACGCAGGATCGCTCTGTTTCCGACGTGTTGGGTGACGCCCTTCTCCCCGTCGCGCGCGGCGTGGTGGCGAATGCCCGCCTTGATGACAATGGCTTGCTGCGGTCCGGCGCGACCGATCAGACGGCACCCCTCAACGCCTACCTGCTCTACTGCCACAACAACGGCATTCGTCCCCGCCTACCGCGCGGCCCGAATGGCGCCGGCTACCTCTGCCTCGGCGAGGTCGGCATCTACGATGAGGGCGATTACGAGGGCACGATCTACACGCCTGCGGAAGGTGCGCGCTCGGCGCCCATTTCGGCAAGCGGCGCCATCGTCAGTTCGGATCGGGCGACCGTCACGCTGGCCAACCTGATCCCTGGCCATCGCGTCGTGCTCTATTTCAACGGCGTCGCAGGCCCGGCGACCGACGTCGGCCTCGATGGCGTGGCGGTGTGGTCGGTGTCTGGCGGTGTGCCCGTCGGTGCAGCACTCACCTACGACACGGCGCCGGGCTACGCGCTCACCATCGCGCCCGATCCCGATGATGTCGAGATCGTCCCCTTGGATGAGGTCCAGCGCTGGGCTGGTGCGGTTCAGGGCGCATCCCGCCTGCGCGGCGTCTCGCCGTCGCGCAAGGGCCAGTGCATCACCCTCGACACGATCGACCAAGCCCTTCTGGAGCGCAACGGCTCGACCTTCACCGCGGTCGCCACGGGCAACAATCCCGCCACCATCGCGCGTGCGGCCGACGGCTATCCGAACGGCACGCCGATCAAGTTCCGTGTCGGCGCCAACCCGCCCGCACCCTTCGCCTCTGGAACGGTCGATGCGCCGGGGCCGACCTACTACGTCGTCGCGCGCACGCAACTGACGCTCAAGCTCTCTGCGACGCTGGGCGGGGCACCGATCACGCCCACGACCGCAGGCACCGCAGCCTATAACCTTGAGGCGCAGGACGGGTCCGCCAACGCCCTGTCGGTGACGATCGCATCCGACGGCATCATGCGCGCCACCCACGGCGCGCCCCTGAACCGTCTGATCACGGTCTCGGCCGACAGCGCCGATCCGAACGTCACTCCGACCCTGCCCGCGCCGCTCACGGCCGGCACCTACTACTACGCGGTCAACGTCACCCTCGACAGCTTGCAGATCGCGACCTCGCCCGGCGGCGCGCCGATCAGCTTCAGTTCCGCAGGGGCGGGCACGCTCACCATCTACATCTCGACCGGCGGCACCCGCATGGGCGACGTGTTCGTGGTCGATGACGAGGACGGCCACATCAGCCCCCCGCTCATCGCCAAGTGGGACACCACCACGACGGGCCGCGTCTTCCCGGTCTCGATCTCACAGGCGGCTCCGGCCTACTTCGCCCGCAACGGCCACCCGCTGCGCAACGGCGACCCGTTCACGTTGGAGACCACGGGCGAACTGCCTGCGCCGTTCCAGCGCGATCGGTTCTACTTCGTCGTCAACGCGGGCATGGCCGGCTTCAATGTCGCGCTCTCGGTCGGTGGTGGCGCGATTGCCGCGACCACGGCGGGCTCCGGCACCCACACCCTGACGGCACCGCTGGTGGCCTGGACGCAAGGCACGTTCAAGGCTCAGACCATCCGCAACCGCCTGTCGATCAGCCCGCCGCGGGTTGTGCTGTACGGTCCCGCGGTGACGCCGCGCGGTTCGGTCATCCAGTTGACCCGCTGCAACACCGAACTGCGCGGGATTGAGGTCAAGGGGTCCAGCGCAGCGCAGACGCTGGTCGGCCTCAACCTGACCGGCTGCACCGGCGCGACGCTGCACACGCCCGCCATGACGGATCTGGGCGTCGGCAACACCAACTATGCCATTCAGGTCGGCTTGTCCGCCGACATCGATATTTACAGTCCAACCGGTGGCGGTGGGCGGCGCTCTTACGACGGCCAGCGGGCTAAGAACATCCGACTGTTCGGCGGTAACTACGCCGACGCGATCGGCGGGCACGCGCAGTACGGCCTCAAGGCGATCGGCATTGATGTTTCCGTCAGCAACTCGGCCAATCCATTCTGTCTGCACTTTGCCGGTCGGGATATTCAGGCCGTCGGCGGCCACTACAGCATCTGCCATCCCGGCCAGGCGCTGTTTCGCGCCCGCACCGATTACATGCAGTACGGCGGCGTCCTCTCGCTCACCGATTTCGTGCTCGACATCGACACGCGCGGGTCGCCCGAGGACCGCGAGTTCGCCATCCTGGATCTGCTCGGTCCGGCGCGAACCTTCGACACGCTCAAGCCGATCGAGATGCCGAGCAAGATCACACTCAAGGGTCTCGTGCGCGTCAAGGGCCCGATGGGCAACCGCAAGGTCTATCTGCTGAAGTATCTCAAAAACTTCGGCAACGTGAACTCGCGCGACATCCTCGGCACCGACGATGTCGATATCGACATCACGATTACTTACGAGGACCAGAGCGTTCCGGGAACGCCGTGGACCCGCATCCTCTACACCAACCCGAAGCAGCTCGTCGGCAAGGGGCCGGAGATCCGCGTGCGCGGCGTGCCCGACCTCAAGGTCGATGCGGTGCCCGGCTCTGCCGCCGAGGCGACCAAGACGACGGGTCGCGCCGTCTTCGACATCGACATCGACGGGCCTGTGGTCATGGACCTGCGCGGCGGGAGCTTCCGCCGGGCCGATGTCCGCAGCCCGATGATCGACACGGTCAATCGGCGCAACGGCTGGCAGAGGGACGCCACCTACTACGAGTGGAACCCGGCGCTCCCGTTCGCGACCAACACGTCGGAGCTGTTCCGGGTCAACGGCGAGACGGAGGTTGGCAGCGACGGCGTCACCCGACCCACGCGCATCATCCTCAGCCAGGACAAGCTCCGCGCCGTCATCACCACGCCGGCCAACGCGCGGTTCTCCGGGCTCGTCCTCCAATTTCCGCAGACAGCCGATGTCGGGCGTCCGGCCACCTTCTCGACCGGCGCCACGCCGCTGCTCAACGTCTCCTTCGACCCGATGGGCCTGCCCATCACGGGGAGCCCTCCGACCACGCTCCTACCCTACAGCGAGGTTGCGTTCGAGCTGAGCATCGACCGCGATCTCGGCTTGGTCTGGAGGTATGTCCAGTCCTCTGCTGTGGCCGGCAAGGCAGATAGCAGCCTCGGCAACGGGCAGCTGCCCTACGACTTCCCGACGATCGCGGATGCATCTGCGGCGGGCATTCCGGCTGGCCAGCGCGTCGTGCGGGTTGCGGGCGCGACAGTGCCGGGCATTGGCGCGGCGAGCTACGTCGAGAGCGCCGCGACCACGGCCGGGCCGGGCCGGTTCCGGTCGTCGGGATCGACCGCGCGCTGGTGGGAGATCGTCAACGCCGGCAGCCTTTCGCTGGAGCAATTGGGTGCGCTCCCTGGCAGTTCGCCGGCCATCCTCGCGGGGAATTTGGCCGCCGTTCAAGCCGCTGCGCTGCTCACAAAAGTGGTTCGCTTGGACTCCCCCATCACGGTCGGTGCGACGACCGACCTGGGGAGCTACATGGACCTGACCGTCGTTGGGCGCGGCAAGATCGACGGTCTGTATCGCAAGCGGGTCGTTCCCGACTTTGCGGTTTCTGCGGCGCCGCAGATCGCAGGCGACCTGTCTCCCCTAGAGCACTGCCCGACCTCGTGCCGGACGCTCGCTGCCCGCGAGGTGCTGATCGGTGACTCGATCTCGACCTATCAGGCCAACACCTTCGGCCGTAGCTGCATGCTCGCGACGGTGCTGGAGCGCGAGCTGCGGGCGCAAGCGCGCGCCTCGGGCCGGTCCGTCGCGTTCTTCGACCGCGCCATCGGCGGCGCTGGCTGGGGCAGCATCAACGGCACCATCCAGAGCACGCCCACGCGCATCATCGAGTGGGCCGGCACGACGGCGCGGGCCTGGCTCGCCTACGTTAAGGATCTCCAGCCGACGCGCGTCTTCATCTCGTTCGGGATGAACCCTGGAACCAACATCTCGGCCATCCTCGCCGCGGTCACCGAGATCCGCTCTTGGCGCTTCGGCATGGGCGCCGACGCCTACACGACCGACATCGTCCTGCTGACCAACCTCGTGCCGCGCCCCTACGTCGGGCCCGGCAATCCGGTGGACGGCACCGCGAACTCAATGGCGGCGCTGGAACTGCGCGATCAGGCCGCCGGCCTCATCCGCAGCTACGCCAAGTGGCTCCGCCTCGGTATCCTCGACATCAACCGGATGTGCGATCGTGCCGTCTTCGGCTTCGATCCGACCGAAGGCCTGATGGAGCGGGTGCTTACCAAGACGACGATCACTAACGGCGCGGCCGGTACTCGCCAGGCCTATGGCCATTCCGTCCGCTGGGTGCTCGACCCGACCAAACTCGCCACCAACGGTTCGACGCCGATCGCCCTTAGCACCGGGCCGGGCAGCGGCGACAAGATCGAGATCGTCGCGACCACGACGCCCAACGTCTACAACATCGTGCAATCCTCCGGCGACGGCAGCGACGTTCTCACCATAGACATCGCGAACGGCATCACCATCACGCCGCCGACCGATCAGACATTTGATCTGATCTTCGAGAGGAACGGCAACTACGGTGTTCTGTACATCCTCGGAAAGACCTTCGAAGCGAGCTACGGTGAGACCAAGCCCAATCTATGGTCGTCCGTTATCGTGTCCCGCGGCGGGCTCTACACGCCAACGATCACGTGTGCGGCCGCCGGCGCGATCGATGTCATCGGCTTCGACTACCTGTCGCCAACCATCGTGCGGCCGACCCTCAGCGTCACGGACCTCTTCAACGACGGGGTAGACCAGACCTACGGCGGCTCCCCAATCAACCACCCTGGCAATCGCGTCGAGGGTCATATCTACGCCCCGATCATCCGGGCAGCGCGGCTCTACGATGGGGATGCCTTCAGGCTCACAGGGCCCCGTGTGCTGTCCTATCTCGACGGCGCTGGCGTCACACGGACATGGACCTTCAACGATGCCGGCTTCACGGTCGGCGCGGGCAGATTGCGCGGATCGGACGGCCTGTACCTCGATGCCATCAACCCGGCTCCCCGCATCACCCAGGGCGGTAGCGGTACGATCAGCATCACGTCGGGCCAAGCGACCGATACGGGGTATCTGGAGTACCGCGGCGGCGGCTTGCTCGCGAACCTCTCGGGCGGTTTCCAAGGCGGCGGCACCATCTCGCACAGCCTCGACAACGTCTGGTCGTTCGGGACCGCGGCGTTCCGCGCGACGCAGGTGTTTGCGGCCTCCGGCACGATCAACACGTCGGACGCGAGGGAAAAGCTCGACCGCGCCGGGAGAGACCTTGCCGACGCACGCGTCTCGCCCCTGACGAATGCCGAAATCGCCTGGGCCTGCGCGCTCGGTGACGAGATCGGCATCTACACGTGGAAGGCCAGCTACGCCGAGAAGGGTGCGGACGCTCGCCTGCATGTCGGCATGACCGTGCAGCGGGCCATCGCGCTCGCAGCCGAGCACGGCATCGACAACCCGATGGCCTACGGCTTCATCTGCCTGGACCGGTGGGATGCGGTTGAGCCGGAAGAGGCGGTCTTCGAAGAAGTCGAGGACACAGACGCGGACGGCAACTCGATCATCGGCGAGGATGGAAAGCCGATCCTGCGGACGAAGATGGTCCGCCCGGCCATTCCCGGCCATCCCGCGGGCGAGCGCTACGGCTTCCGCTACGAAGAGCTGACGCTATTCATCTGGGCCGGTGAGCGCGCTGCTGCTCGCAAGAGCCGCAAGGCAGCCTGAAGAAGTCAGGCGCCAAGCCTAGCCCCTCGTGACCTTATAGCCGTGCCGTTCCAAGCACGCGGCCATCTCGGAAAGCGCGGCTGGATCAACTTCGCGGGCCTCGCTTACTCTGACCCCGCCGGCCTCGCTGACAACGACGATCTGCGGGGCATCTGCCGGACCGACAGAGAGTAGCTGCCCGCCGCCGAAGTGCGGAATGTTGCTGCTCTGATGGCGTTCGGGCCACATCTGCACCGCGTCGGCGATTCGATCGGTAAGTTCGCCCTTGTCCAGCCGCAGCGCGCCGACCCGCTCGATATCCAGCGCGATGAGAGCAATCTCGGCCATAAATCAATCCCGCTCACCAAGGGATGAAGTGCGTACCACAGGCTTGAGCGGATGTCTTGAGGCTGTTGGCGGTGACCACTCGCCCAACCGCCGCCCGCGCCTTAACGCGTCGAGATAGCCATGCGCCCTGAAGACATCGCCTACGTCAACCTCTGCCTGGCGGTTTGGGAGGCGGGTTGGCGAATTTGGTGGGAGCGGTGGGTGGAGATCGCTCTGCCGCCTGCGACTTAGTCCCACCGCCTGACCGGGCGGTAGATGACCCACACCAATCTCGGCGACAGAAACTCTGTCACCCAAACTTCCGTGTCGGCTCTAACTTCAAGCGGATGCTCGCAGTTTTCGTTCGTCAACCGCTCATAGTCCGCAGAGCTAATCGACAAGATGTCTCGCGCTGGGGCTGCGGGCTCTACCGAAAACATCGCCTGAGCGCTCCGGTCAATTGCACCAAGCGCTGAGCCTATCACGCGCCGCCTCTCCGCGCACGCCTTCCCTGAACAATTGAGGACATCCTATGGCCGCCGGCAATTTCGACCGGGCGCTCGCGCTCGTCCTGAAGCATGAGGGCGGGTACGTCGATCATCCGCGCGATCCCGGCGGCGCGACGAACCTCGGCGTCACCATCGGCACGCTGTCCGATTGGCTCGGCCGATCTGCCAGCAAGGACGATGTGCGTGCCCTGACGAAGACGAGCGTCGGGCCGATCTACCGCAAGAACTACTGGGCGAGGGTCCGCGCCGACGAACTCCCGCCGGGGGTGGATTACTGCGTCTTCGACTTCGCCGTGAACTCAGGGCCGAAACGCGCCGCCATGGCGCTTCAGCGCGCGATCGGCGTTGCTGACGACGGCGTGATCGGTTCGGTCACACTCGCCAACGTGGCGGGCAGGCCAGCAGATCAGATCATCGAGCGCATCTGTGCGGATCGCATGACGTTCCTGCGGCGCCTCTCGACGTGGAAGGATTTCGGCAAGGGCTGGACCGCGCGCGTGGATGGCGTGCTGCGCGAGGCGACCAACATGGCGACCCTGGCGCCTGTCCCCACCCCGCCCGTTCAGACCTCACCCCTTCCCCCACCCACCGGCCCTCTCGTCAAGCCTGCACCGCGCAATCCGGGAAATCCTGTGGTGCCGCCGCCTGACGTCGTGGCGCCAGCCCCCGCGCCACAGCAGAGCTTTTGGGCCTCCATGCTCGACCGACTCCGTACCAAATATCCGAGGACGTGACATGGCTGGCGGCATCATAGGCGGCATCATCGGTTCGGTTCTGCCGGGCGTTCTCCCGACCGTCACCGAGACGGCGAAGATCCTCGTGGACCGGCTCGTGCCCGATCCCGCGGCGCGCGAGCAGGCGCAGAAGGAAGTCGAGCTTGCCATTTCTCAGCGCGAGGTCGCCATCACCGAGGCGATGAGCAAGCAGGCCGAGGCACAGAGCGCGATCAACCTCGCCGAGGCGCAGGGCAATGACCGGTTCAGCTCGCGGTGGCGTCCGGCGCTCGGCTGGTCCTGCGTCGCAGCGTTCCTGTACCAGTTCCTCCTGGCGCCGCTGCTGACGTGGGCCGGGGCGATCCTGAGTGTCGCGCTCGACGTAGCGTTCCCGGCGCCGCCCACGCTTATCGTCAGCGACTTCATGCCAGTCCTCATCGGCATGCTCGGCCTCGGCGCGATGCGGACGTACGAGCGCACCACGGGCGTTGCCGGCGCTACCGTGCCGCCGAAGCGCTAACCCCTTCCTCAAGCGTGCGGGGCCGTCCGCCTTTCTTGGCGGAGCGACGGACAGCCCCTAACCACCCTCGATCTGCATAGGACAGACCGCGAATGGCTGAGCGATTGGTCGCCCGACAATGGACTGCGCCGCAAGTGCCTGCCCGCCACACTGGGAGGGGACGCGACGCAACGTGACCAGCCTCGATATCGCCAATCTCCTGAGGGAGCACGGGGCGTTCGGTGCAATCGCGATCCTGGCCGTGGCCGTGGTCTACCTCTATCGGGAGGTGTCTGCCGCCAAGGCAAAACACCTTTCCGACCTTGAGCGGATCGTCGGCATCGCGGAGAGTTGCAAGGCCGCGATTGCCGCCAGCGCCGAGGCGCTGAAGGACAACGAGCAAGCGGTCGCGGCCATCGATAAGGCCATCGGGACGCTCGCTAGGGAGGCGGAAGGCGCGGCTACGGAAACCCGGCACGGTATCGCGGGCGCCCAATCCTCGCTCAACGGCATCGCGAAGGGCCTAGAGCAGGTTATGCGCGACATCCGGGGGCGTGCCGCATGAGCCTGTGGGGGCACATCATGGCGTGGATGCCCTGGCGCACGGCGTCGTCCGAGGCGAGCCGTCGCGCTGATGCCGCGATCACCGGAGCCATGCGCGCCACGGAAGACGTGGAGCAGGCCGCCCGTGATCTCAGCACGTCCGCGGGCCGCGTCGCCACGAGCGCGGAAGCCGTCGAGCAAGGCGCGCAGCGACGGGTGCAAGCGCAAGAGGCGCGGAGACAGTCCCGCCCGCCGCGAGTGATCGAGTCCCGTATCCTTGAGTTGCTGGCCGGCATGGAGGCCGAGGCCAGCCGGGCACGGAAGGAGCGCCACTAGGATGGGCCGCATGTTTCAGTTTCGGGCGGCCGGGGGCTTGGTCTGCGTCGTGGTGGTCTACGGCGCCCTCATGCTGTCCGTGCCCTACGCCACGCGCGGAGCCTCGCTGAGAGCGATGCTTTGGGTGCTGTCGGTCTGGGGGATGATCGTGTACGCACCGCCCGCATGGTCGGCCGTCACGTACCGAGGGCGGACGCCGGGCCAGTTGCTCTACGGCCTGATGATGTTCCTCGTCTCGGCGGGCATCTGGGTCAACATGACCATGGCGGGTGGCCTGTGGCGCCTCTCGGGGCAGCCCTACTACATCATCAACAATTCGCTGTTCGACTTCTGGATCGTGCTGAGCATCGCGGCGCTCGCCATCGCGGTCTGGGTGCCGGACCTATTCGGGCCCGACGTGCCGCCGAAATCCAAGGTCATCAGCGGGGTGGCTTTTCTCGCGGTGGCGGCCTTCGCGATCTACCTCGGACTTGCGCAGCCCGATCTCCGGCCGCTGGCGGAATGGCTCCGGCCCTACCTCGACAGTGGGCACGACTACCGCGACCCGGATGGGGGTGGTCCTACGCGGTGCGAATGAGACGCTCGACCTCACCCTTATAGGCGTCCCATGAAACTTGCTGAGCCCGCGCCATGTGAGAGGAGTTATTGTCCTCGCCTATGTAATTCTCGGCGCCGTTTCGATAGCCATCCTTGTACGCTGTCTCAATGATGCGCGCCATTGCGTTGGCGAATTCTATCGCGTTCGGAGTAACGGCTGCCTGACCTAGCTCACTCATCTACGCCTCCATCAACCGCCCGGCACCCGCCTCGGCGGTTTTTCTTTGCGCGCACCCCAAAATACTTGCCGCACTCCGTGCGAATACTGTTGACAGCACAAGTATTCGCCTGTATCTATACATGCATAGACGCAGACGGAGCCAAGCAAATGTTCCAAGTCATCGACACCAAGCTCAACAAAGTGGCCTTCAAGAAGCTCTCCGAGCGCGAAGCCCACCGGATGGTCGATCTCCTCAACTCCTGCGGCATCGTCCGCTACAAGGCGAGGGCGATCTAAGGGGAGGGGCCTTCGGGCCCCACCCCTCCGCCCGCCACAAGGCGCCCGGCTTCTATGCCGTGGCGCCTTTTTCGTTTCTGGGCTAGGCGTCGGCCGACGCCCAGTCTCGCGTCTCGTACTCCCCCGGCCCGACCCGTCGCCTGACCCGCGTCGGCGAAGTCGGGTCGCTCGCATGGCCCATGATCCGCACCGTCGGCACACCATCGGAGGCGGGAACGTGCGGTGCGATCGTGAACGACAGGTCGAAGCCCTGATCTGCCTCGCAGCGGGCGCCGTAGCCGACCTCTAGGCCAGCGGCGCGCTGGTGGTGGTCGAAAATCTGCTCGCCCGACTCCGCCGAGGACACCGCCGCTTCGCCCGCATCCTCCAGGATCACCTCGGCGTCGGGGTGCTCAAGCAGCAGCGCGGCGAGCCGGCCGGCCGTCATGCGCGGGTTGGCCGGCTTGTGGCCGTGGTCGTGCATCGCCCAGGCCAAGAGCTTACCCGCAAGCCAGATGGCCTGCTCGTTCGTCGGCAGGAACTCCCCGATGCCGGGGTCGAAGGGGGCGCCGTCTTCGTCGTTGCCGTCCGCGTCGGCGTTCTCGTCAATGCGGAGCTTGATCCCGTTGCCGGCCGTGTAGGTGGCCGTGAGCGTCGCGGCGTCGCCATCGCGCGCGATCGGCGCGCAGATCTCGTAGCCGTCGCTGAGCCCGTTCTTTTCGTCCGGCATCCTACCCTCCTTCCGCCCCGCCCGGCTCAGCCGGCGCGGGGTTTTTCGTGTTCGGGGGCGAGCGCGGCGGCGTGCTTCGCGAGCGCGAGCGCTAACCGGAACTGCGCTTCGACCTTCGACATTGGCCGGAACATGCGGCCAGCGAGAACCGCGACAGCTTCGGCTGCGGACAGGCCACCGCGCTCAGCGAGTCGTTCGAGGCTCTGTCCGCCGTGATTTCGCCGAGCCTGATCCTCGTGCGGCTCGATCATATCCCAGGGCAAGCCGATGATGAGCGTCGTGGCGCCAGCGGCGCGGGCTTCCTTGATCGTCTCGCGCTCGCCGTGGCCTAGAAGGATCGGGAACACCCGCGCTGGCGCCTCGCTCATCGTTCTCTCCTCTGTGTCGCTCGCCCCAAGCCTTGAGGGTGAGGGTGGGGGTTAGGCGTCGGCGTCCTCATCGGGGTAGCGGTAGAAGCCGACGATCTTGCCGATCCCCTCCACCAGTTCGGGCGCGTGCTGGTAGACGCGATCCTCAACGGTTGCCTCGGCGCACGAGACGCGATGCCGTTCGATGAAGTCCTTGCAGAGCTTGTGCAGTGCTTCGCCTTCCTGCGGGGTCATGACGATCTCCTGATTGGGTGAGTGGGGGCGCATTACCAGAGGGCCGCTGTAATCTGCGGTTGGCGCCATTACTTTCCGTACATTGCCCAGGCAGGGGCCACAGCGATCACTGCATAGCGATCTTCGTCGATGTGGCCCCATGCTTCATTGTAGAGGCGCCAGCCCTTGCCGTTGTCGCCGTCGTGGTCGGGCTCGCGGCCGTAATCAGCCTCTTCAAGCCACCGCCGCGCGAAATCGGCGGCACCATCAGCATCCATCTTGAAGGGAAGCGTGATCTTGTCGCCGCCAACCGGCTTCAGCTCGTAGTGGTTGAAAAACACAAGGCGGAGGGGGCGGGGCGCCTTGCCATACGCCCAGCCTCCGTTCTCCGCCTTCTCGCCCTCGCTTGCAGATCGAACCGCATAGTGTGTGGCGCCGCGCTTGCCACCGTGCGGGTTGGTGCCCTGGCACCGCGCGATCTCGAACGCGAGAGTGATGGCAGCCTTCAGAGCGCCTTGACCCTCCGCCGTCACGTTGAAGGCAAAATTGTCCATGGCGTATCTCGCTCCTGATTTGCTGGACAATCCTACTGATTTTCGATATTTCTGTCTATGCCGGATCGGCGCAAATCGACAGCGGAGTCCCGATTTTCAGGATGAGTGATTGTGCGCCAAAGCCCCGCTGGGTAATGCTCCCGGACGTGGACAACGAGCCCTGGCAGAAGCGCGCACGCCGCGCAGGCCTCACGCAGGCCGAACTCGCGCGCCTTGCCGGCAAGCGGGAGAACGCGATTTCCGAGGGCCTTCGCGGCAAGGGGAAGGGCGGCGTGCCGGTCTACCTGCGCACGATCATCCGGCTATGGGAGATGTCGGACCGGTCGCAGCGCGAGGTGGTGCTGAACGACCCAGAGGCAGATGCCGGCTCCTAACCGCCCGCCTTGAACGGATCACACCCCCACCCGGTCGCCGCGAGCCGCTCGTAGTGCCGGCCCATGTCCCGCTGAACCGTAGCACCCCGCTTCCCGCACTTCGCGCACCTTGCCTGCCGACACAGCCGGGAGCGGGTCATCCTCGGGTCCAGAGTCGTCACATCCACCACGGCATGGTGCCCGCATCCAGGGCCATCCGATGGAGCGCAAAAGACCTCGATCGTCGTCTCCCCGGATGCGATCCAGTCGGCGACGGTGGGGTTGGGGATTGTCACCGGGTGCTTCGCCGAGTCCGCCGCGCTGCGCATGCCGCGATCTCGGCCCGCACGCCGGCATACTCGACGAGCGCCGCCATGGCCTCGGCACGATCAAGTCCGGCCGCATCCGCCTCTTCGGCATAGCGAGACACGCACTCGGCTGCGAAGGTTCGGGCCGTCCCGGCGCGCTCGGCCAGGGCCACGATCTCGGCAGCAGCCCCGTCCGAGATCACCGTCTCGCCCGACGCCCACCGCCGCACGGTTCGTTCGGCCACTGCCAGCCCGCGGGCGACGCGCGCTTGGTAGCCATGGCCCCAGGCGCGCATGCCGAGGTCGCGGAATTCGCTGGCAAGCATCACGCGGCCTGGGCGCGGCGCAGCGTGCTGACGTGCTCACAGGCAGCCACGACGGCGTCAATGGTTTCCTGATCCTGGCCGTCATGCACGACTCCCACGGCGTCGCTGCCGTTGATGTCGGCCTGATACACGTCGTAGACCGCGTGCTCGTCTCGATCACCGCACGCCTCGAAGGCAACCGCCCCGTCGAGCAGTGTTTCGTGTAGGATTGCAGCAGCCTCGGCGGGCGTGTCGAACTCGCGGCCAGCGGCGAAGTCGGCCGTGTCGCCGAAGATGTAGCCGCTGTGCCGGTCGATCAGGATGTAGCGATGCATGATGGGCCTCCTGCCCTTTGCGGCGCGGGGCTGATCCCCATCGCCATGTCCTATTTACAGCGCATAAAACAGGACACGTCAAGCGCGTTCGGCCATCCCCCGACGCTATCCCACCCCTGTGTTCTTGGCGACGGGGGAGGGGGGCGGCAGCTTGCCGGTTCTCATCCAGTCGCGAATGGTTCGGCGCGACACGCCGTGTTCGCCTGCCAAGGCTTCGGTCAGGCCCTTCGGCGAGTATCGCCGCAAGCTCTCGCCTGCCGCCTCTTTGGCGCTTGCGTACCTAGCCCTGGCGCGCATTTTGCGCTGCTCGGCGCGCTTGCGGGCTATTTCTGGCTCAATCGCCTCATGCGCATGCTCCCAGCGCTGGCCGGTGCGACGGGCCACCGATGCCGTCATGTGCCCTATGGTAGCCAACTTCCGCGCCTTAGCTTTCCACGCGCCGGGCTTGCCCATCGTTCAGCGCCCTCCCGCAGGAGGAAGGGCGGCGCCGCGAATGGGCCGGTAGTGCGTCGGCGTATAGTAGACGTACATCTCGCCGTCCGGCACCCACCAGAGGCGCCCGCGGCGGTAGAGCGTGCTGACGTTCCGAATGCCGTCCGAATCGTCGATCTTGGTCTCAACGACCACGCCCTCGGGCGCCTCGCTGGCCGGAAACCACTCGTGGTCGTCCATCGTTCAATCTCCTGCCGTAGGTTTTGAGGGGTGGGGCGCGCCGGGGTCAGGGGAGGGGGTATCGAGCCGGATCACGAGTTCAGGATCGAAGCCGCTGACGTTCTCCCGGCCGTAGCCGTGCGGGTTGCAGAGAACGCGGGTCCGGCCGACGCGGTAGTCCACCGAGGCGTGGGTATGGCCGTGGATCCAGAGGTCGGGCGCCCACGCTTTGATGTGCCACGTCAGGTCGCTGGCGAACGCGGGGTTGAGCGAGTCGCCCTTGAAGTGCTCGGCAATCGATCCGGGGTGCGGCGCGTGATGGGTGACGACAACCGTCGGGCCGTCGAAGGGCTCGGCGATCAGTTCGTCCAGCACCGACAGCGTCTTGTCGTGCAGGGTGAACGCATCTGTGGTCGTAAACTTCCGACAGCCAGGGCCGACCACTATCAAGGCATGGTCGTTCATGTGCCGGCTGGCAAGCATCTGGGCCAGCACCTCGTTGCCCGGCTCCCCGCGGCCAAGGCAGTAGTCCGTCCAGAGCGTCGCCCCGACGAAGCGCACGCCACCGATCATCGCGGCTTGGTTTTCGAGAAACGTGATGCCGTGCTTGGCGGCGGCCGCCCGCCCGCGAGCCAACTCCTCCTGCATCTCGCGTCGGTAAAACGAGTGGTTGCCGGCCACCGTCACGATAGGCGTCGGGGTCGGGAACGACGCCCGCAGGAAGGCGAACGCCTCCGGTAGCCCCTCGCACACGTCCCCGGCACAGACGACAACATCGGCGCCCGGCGCCAGCTTCGGCTCCCACGACAGAGCGCGGGCGTCGAAATGCAGGTCGGAGAAGACCTGGATGTTCATCTACCCCTCCTCGACGCGAGAGGGGGACGGATCGGAGGGGGTGGGGGCGTTACGAGCCCTCCGCCCCGCGGCTGTGATCGACCAACCCACCGGATCAAAGGGGGTCAGACGGTGGAACTTGGCGTAGCCGAGCCGACGGCACGCGCCCCGCGCCCGTTCCTCTGCCTCCGACGTGACGCAACCGAGCGCTTTCCGAGTCATCGGCTTGCTGTGTGGCGCCAGCAGATCGAGGAACGCCCGCATCTCCGGTGTCAGGCTCGCGTCGGCTCGTGTGCGCGCAGCCGCGGCAGCCGCTCTTTTCAGACCGTCACCCATCTCGTCTTTCCTCCATCATCTCAGATCTTGTCCCTGATCGGTCGTGGTGGTCCTGGGGGAGGGGACGGGGCTCACTGGCCAGCCGAAGCTTCGGCACCGACGTGACGCAGGGCTTTTCAAACCGAACGTCTTCGCCGTGCTGAGCCTGTCGAACTTCCACGATGCGCGCCTGCCAGACGAACGGATTGGTCAGCATGCCGTCGCGAAACAGCTCGGCCATCGCGAGCGCGGCGCGAATGTCCTGCGCCGGCACCATGAATGACTGCTCACGCGGTCCAGCCATCGCTTGGGCGGCGTCCGGCCCGACATCCATGCTGTAGGGCCACGCCTGGATGCGAATGAGGTATCGGTCCATCCCCTACCCCTCCCTAGCGAGAGGCGCAGGCTGCGCGGAGGGGTCTTCGCCAGGGCAACGTCCCGTCGCAGGATCAGCGCTGCTTTCGCGGGTCTCGCCGGTTCGAGCCTCAATCCAGCCTGTGCCGGCGCAGGGTCGGCACACGTCGCGGTTCGTCTCGGCGTGGCGGTCCTGATGGGTGGACCATCCGGTGCCGGCGCATTGAGGGCAGGGCAGCTTGATCGACATCACGGCTCTCCGCATCCGCGGCCGACCGTGCGGCCGTCATCGGCAGGGTTGGTGAACTCGCGCCACGGCACCCAGCCCTTGGGGCAGTGGAAGCCCCAGGTGCGGACGTTCGGGCCGGTGATGAAGAGGGTCCAGACGGGACGCTCGCCGAAGGTCTCCGGCGTCCAAGCGCGTGACCAGCGCTGCGCTGGATACAGCTCGATCCGGTGCGACATGGTCCCGCTGCGGCGGAAGACGAAGTCACCCTCTCCACGCAGCAGCGCCTTCGTCTCGCCGGCCGGGCTCGCGGGATCGACGGGCACGACCTCGCGGTAGCTGCCCTTCAGCAGCAGCGACGCGTTCCACCACGGATGATCGTGGAGCGCCCGATCATCGTCCGAGCGGCAGAAGTGGTGCAGGTAGATGTTGAACCGCTTGTTGCGCGGGATCACCCACCAGCGGCGCATATAGGGATCGGCCTCGCCACCGATGACGACATCCGGCGGGCGGCGCTCGGCGACGCGAAGCAGACAGAACCGAAGAAGCCTGAATAGGATGCCCATGTTCAGGCCTCCCTGCTGAGAGAAAGGGACCGGGCGGGAAGTTTGGACGGCTCGATGCGTCGGACGGGGATGCCGGCGGCTTCGGCTTGGCAGATCATGTCGAGGGTGAGGGCGCGCATGGTCAGGCCCTCTCTTGCGTCGGTGGAGAACGATCAGACGAAACATCGCCGATCAGCCCCGGATGCCACGCCTTGGCCCGCTCCCAGCCGGAGTGCTCGCAACTCAAGCTGCTGAAGCCTTCGCGCGTGCAGATCTTGCAGGGCATGAAGGGGTATCCGGGCAAGGCGCGAAGCAGTGCGCGCGCCTCTTCTCGCTCCCCGTCGGTATCGCGCTCGGGAATTGTCCAAGCCATCGCTTAGGCCTTCCCCGGAAGCGGCAAAGGTTGCGCGGAAGATGCGGCAGCGCGAAGCTGTGCGATCCGCTCGGAAATAATCCGATACAGAGCATGCTCTGCATCGCGCAAAGCCTCAGGGAAATAGATCGTGTCGCCCTTGGCAATGATGGGACCGCGCCTGCCTTTGCTGATTTCCCAAATGCAGTAGTCTCCGTCCAAATCCTGAACCCACACGTGGAGACCGCACACGGCAAACTGTGCGGTTTCACCGTCGCGGTGATCCCGCCGCTGCCACTTCAGGCGGGTAGCGTCCTCGTCGAACTCAATGAGATCGGTCATCATTACCTCCCGCTGCGCAATCGGCGGCGGCGACAGCGCGGGCTTTGGCGAGGCCAAGGAAACCGCCGGTGCCGCCGTAGTCGCGGCGCATCAGGCCGCGGCTGCACAGGTCGTTGAACTCGGCCATCTCGTCGGCATCGAGCATGCCAACGTACAAGCCGTCGATCCGGGAGATGAAGGCGCTTGGGCCTGCGTCGTTTTGGTCGGAAGCCATGGCTCACCCCCTCCCCGTGTCGCACACAGGAAGCCGGTCAGGGGCGATCCGAGGGGAGAGGGCCATGGCGTAGTATTGCGCCGACCCGCTCTCCCAAAAGTGGTATTGGCAGCCCGTCGCCGGGTCGGTCCAGATGCGGCGCCGGATGCCATCATCGCCCTTCACGCCGGGCGAGGTGTTGGCGTCGGTGCAGGCTCCCGCGGTCAGCAACAGCGACGCGGCCAGGACGACCTTCAGAGGCCAGCCTTGCCACTTTGAACGCCCCTCGCGCTCGGCGATGGCGTCCGCGATCTCTTGGCTGAGGAGGGGCGGCCACTCTTGGCGGGAGGGGCGATGTCGAACGAAAACGCCGCTGGTAGGGCGAATGGTGGGGTGGAAGCGGTGGGGCTTCGCTAAGCCGTTGATCTGGCTTGCGTCTGGCTTCCCCTCAGCTCCACCAAGGAGGCCCTTGGATCGTGTCATGACGTGCCGCCTTTCATGGTGAGTGCCTTGACGATCAAGCCCTTGGCTGGAATTCGTACCACACGATAACCCTACGTGTCGCCGCAATCCGCGGACGATGGTGGGGTAGATGGTGGGGTGCGAATGGGACGGGAGGTCAATCGCCTCTCTGCGCGTAGGGTCCAGACCCTCGCCGACATAGGACGGCACGCCGACGGGGGCGGGCTCTATCTCGTCGTGGACGCGGCCGGCGCCAAGCGCTGGGTGCTGCTCTACCGCCTCAGTGGTAAGCGACGCGAGATGGGCTTGGGCCCGCTTGTGTCGGTATCTCTGGCCCGCGCCCGCGAGCTGGCTGCCGAAGCCCGTACCCTGATCGCTGGTGGGGTGGACCCGATCGAGGCCCGCCGCACCCAACCAGAGCGGCCCGCGCCAGCTGTCGCTGCCAAGACGTTCGGCGATGTCGCCCTGGACTACATGGAGGCGCAGGGCGCGAACTGGCGCAATCCCGTGCATCGTCGGCAGTGGCGCCAGACGCTTGAGGTCCAGGCCGCGAGCCTGTGGACGAAGCCGGTCGCCATGGTCGATACCGAGGCCGTCCTGCACGTGCTCAAACCACTGTGGCAGACGAAGCCCGAGACAGCGAAGCGCATGCGCGGGCGCATTGAGCGCGTCCTGAACGCGGCGCGCGCCGCCGGGCACCGCTCCGGCGAGAACCCGGCGATCTGGCGCGGGCATCTCGACTTCCTGCTGCCCAAGACGCCCAAGCTGGTCCGCGGGCACCATCCGGCCCTGCCCTACGCCGAAGTGCCGAAATTCGTCGCCGCGATCCAGAAGCGTCCCGCCATGTCGGCGCGCGCGCTGGAGTTCATCATCCTCACGGCCTCGCGCTCCAACGAGGTCCGCGGCATGGCCTGGGGCGAGGTCGATTTCGCGCAGGCCGTCTGGACCGTGCCGGCCGAGCGCATGAAGATGAAGCGACCGCACCGAGTGCCGTTGTCGGCGCAAGCTCTGGCCGTGCTGGCGCGCGTGCGAACGGATGCGGCGGGAGACGACGCCTTCGTCTTCCCGAACCGATCCGGTCAGAAGCTCTCCGACATGGCGTTCGAAGCCCTGCTGCGCCGCACCGATGATACCGAGATCACCACTCACGGCTTCCGGTCCTCGTTTCGCGATTGGGCCGGCGATGAGACCGACCACCCGCGCGAGGTGATCGAGGCGGCCCTGGCGCACCTCGTCGGCGACGCGACCGAAATGGCCTATCGTCGCTCTGATGCCCTGACCAAGAGGCGTGCCCTGATGGATCATTGGGGCGCGTTCGCTGGTTCGAAGCGCGGGCAGGACCGGACGAACTCGACCAAGTCGTCGTGAAGGATCACGGTGGCCCCGTCGATCTTGTGTGCCGGGATGCGCTGTTCCCAGACGAGCGCCCAGATTTTGGTCCGGCCCATCCCGATCAGGTCGGCCGCCTTGTCCACTCGGTAACAGATGCCGAACGGTAGGGTGGCCACGGGCAGCTCGACAGCCCTTGCGGGTACGCTCGGCTTCACGTCCTGGCCCCTCTTTGCAGGCTGGTTCACGGCGACGCCTCCCTTCTCCCTACCCACGGCTCTTCTCCCCCTGTTCGCGATCGGTGAGGGCGGCACGACGAGCCTGGACAGCGGCACGGCGACGGTTCTCGCAGTCGTCGCAGTGAAGCGTGCGCTTGGCGGCGACCATGTGCGCCTTGCAGGCATAGCAGCGCTCAGAATACAGGCCGGGATGCAGGACGCTGACGCGCGGCGCGGTGAACGCGCTGCCGAGCGCGCCCGGCTGGGGCGTGGCCGGTTCCCACTCGACGGGTTCCAGCCACATGCGGTCGGTCGCGCGGTTAACCTCGCCGATGAAGCGGGCGAGCGTGTCGTCGGGCATCGGTTCGTCGGGCTCGTCCAGCGCCTCGCCAGCCCATCGGCTGATGTTGGCGGCGAGGAAGGCGGCCCGCTTCGCGAATAGGCGGTTCGTCAGCTTCTCACCCACGGCCCTTCTCCTGTTCCGCGAGAGCGAGGCGACCGGCTTCGGACATGCCGGAGGCCAGCCTGTGGCCTAAAGGGTCAGCGGCTCGCCGGTCGTACTCGGCCAGCGCTTCGTGCCCCCTAACTGTCACCGACAGAGAGACGAACTCTGTCGTCATGAGTTCGCGCAAGGTCGCGGCCATAGCAACGTCCGGCATGGCGACAATGCCGGACGCCGTAGTCATCCAGCGGATCGTGCGCGCTTCGAGATCGGAGAGCCTACGCATCGCGTCCGTCCTCCATCCGTACGGGAGAAAGGGGGAGGACTCGGATCGCGCTGGCGATGGCGTGGGCCACGCGCTCCTGGGTGGCGGCAGCAAGCTTCGTCTGTGGCGATGACTCGGCATTTACGCCGTCCATCACGGCCCAGGCCTGCGCCTTCTGCGCCGCCCGCTCCCGCATCTCCCGCGCCCCCTCGCGGTCCTGTGCCCGGAGCGCGGCGATAGCGGCGGCGGCTTCCGCGACATCCACCAGCACGTGCCGGCCGGGCTTGGTCAGGTCGTACACGGGTGTGCCGCACTTCAGCAGCGCCGCCTCGATCTCTTCGATCTCACTAACCATGGTCGCCTCCTTCGGCTTGGGCGAGGAGGGCCGAGACGTGTACCATCAGCGCCGCAGACGTGAGGGCAAGGGCAACCGTTGGGGCCATGCAGTCGCGAGCGCCGACGCGCCACCCGGCATCGTTCGCATTCCAGGGGCTGATCTTCGCCCATGCCTGGGCGGCGGTGTTCGGCCGCGTCGGGTCCGGCGTCGTCGTGCTGATCTGATAACCGCCGGGTAAGAAGCCGATCAAACGCTCGACGGCGGCTGACTCTTCGGTAAAGCGGAAGGGCTGGTTCGTAACGAATTTATCGGTGCGCGGATCAACCCATACGTCATCCAACATCCGCTCGTCCGTGTAATAGTCGTGAGCACCGATGTACCGGCGGTCGCGCACGTAGAACGCCGCCATGATCGCCTCATCGAGATTGCGGTCGGGTTCTTTCGCTGCCTGCGCGCGGAGCATCAGCGCCCGCAACGTCTCCACGTCAGCCATCGGCGCGATCCTTCTGAGGGGGGGGGGGGGGGGGGCGGAAGAAGCGGCAAACCC